TGCTTCTTCTTCGAAGCTAACATCGTGATATCTATCACTCTGTTTATTCCATTTACAGGACAGCATTATACAAAGATATTCTATAGCATACCATAAGTAGAAACCAATCCACAACATTTCTTGCATCTATTTCAAATGGATTTTCTCATGGTTATACTCTGTCATTGTAACTACAGCATCATTTCTCTGGAATATAACACCAAACAGATTTATCAATTTATAACCTTTAAAAGGTATAAACTTATTCTTAATTATCTTCATATTACTTCTCTCCTGTTACTTTATTTTTTAAAGTTTCGATTAATTCTATCTATTCTGCGTGAGACAATGTATTGATTATGATATCAATTAGCATAGCTTTATTGTTTAATAATTGTTCCTTTAATGCACAATCTCCAATAACTTTTTGATCTACGTATCTCCATACAAAGCCTCTATAAGTAAGTCTACCAGGTTCATTTTTACATACCCGTCTTATACACGCTGTAGTTTTAGCTCCAAATGATTTAGATGCTTGTGACATGCTATCCCATATTTTTATTAAATTACCAGATAAATCATACTGAGCCACCCTTATCCCGGAGACTTTTGATAATTTGTCTTTTCTTGTACCATAGTTAGCATTGTATTTAGCATCACACCATTCTAAATTGTTTACACAGTTATTAGCCCTATCTTCATCTTTATGGTTTACCTAATCATAATTATTAGGATTTGGTATGAATGCTTCTGCTACTAATCTGTGTACTTTTTTGACCAATCTAGTATTCCTATCTACAGTTAAAGACACTATCTTATATCCTTCTTTGCAGATGTAATAGTTTACTATTTTCTCCTTGTAGAATAATTTAGCACCTTTTGGGTGTTGTGAAGTTGGTCTAACTATAGTGTAATGTTCATTTCTTTTAACATTTCCTAAATTAGATACTGAATACTTTTCATTCGTATCTTTAATTGTTCGCCATTCTTCTTTCATAAGAGTTATTTTTTACTTCGGGCCGCTTCTGCGTTAGTCTTATTTTTTAATGCAGTCTTAGCTTTAAGTTGTTCACGCTTGTAAGCTTCATCGTCTTTTTGCTTTTGCAACTCCGTCTCATGTTTCATTCTGTCTTTTTCTAATTGTATTTTTTTATTCTCTATTTGTCTCTTCAGTTCAATCTCTCTAGCCTTATTATTTAATTCAAACTGTTTACTAGCCGCTTCTGAATTAATCTTTTGCTGTTGTAGTGCCTAATTTCCTATCTCTACTACATCTATCTAACCGTTCCCGTCTTGATCCATATCTTCAACACCTCTATAAGCATTCAATTGAGCAACAGTAATCTTAGTAGCATTATTAGAATCAATTTCATACTTCTTAAGATCCATTTCAGCTTCTTTAAGCATCAACTCTTCTTCTTTAATCTCATTCTGCATTTGAGCCATCTGTTGTTCACGTTCAGCCTGAGCTTGTTCCATCTACTGCTGCTGTTCCATACGTTTTTGTTCGATCTCTTCAAGACGGCCTTTGATCATACTTATATTATCCATAGTAATGATCTCAGCAATATCAAGTAGACTAGCTCCATTCTACATAGCAGGTTGCATAAGTTGCTTAAGAGCTTCAACTTGCTGTTGATTCTTAGTAGTATCATCAACAAATATATCCATATCTTCATAGAAGAAATCATCTGACAATGATATAAAGGCTCTAGTGGCATCATCAAGTATATAATGTAAACAACGCTTATTACCCTTCCATGCTACTTTTGATGTATCTAATAGCATAGTAAGTGCCTCACGTTTTACCTAATTATGAACCCAAAACCAAGGCTCAGTAATATGAGCAGATTGTACTACAGAACGTTCAACATTGCCTACTAGCTCATTAGACGCAATAGAACCCTCACGTTGCTTACTTACTCCTGATATCTCTGACACCATGTCTTCGATCTTATTCATAAGATTGATATACTAGTCTATAGTACTAGCCATAGTCAAATCAAGAGAAGTAAACTGATTGAATTGAGATGGTTTACCACCTTCTCTACCAGGTATATCCCAGCCTTCTTCGTAAGGATTGATAAATGCTACACCTAAAGCACCTAAGTAATGCATCCACTTATTGACATCAATACCCATAGACTTAGGTATCTAAGTAACGTCAATAACAGGTACTTTACCTTTGTCTCTAGCCATAGCTAATTCGAGTCTATACCATAACACAATGTACATATATTGCAATGGTTTCATCATACTTACTAATGATCTAGGAGAACTATTAGTATTATTATATACTACTCCAGTATATGGTAATTTCTATGAGTTAAGATTATCAGCAGATATATGTTGGTACTCAAGAGGTTGTATTCCTATATATAAATCTTCACCAACTCTATAACCTTCCCATACTTCGATGATCCAAGACCATTCTACGTTTAGTTCGAAACCTGTAACTTTATAGGATTCATCTACTTGTACTTCATCAATCTCGCCAGTTTCAGGGTCCTAATAAGTGATGAATCCTATTTTCTTAAATGACTTCCAGCAGCAGTGCCATACATTAATATTATCGCTACCTTCAAATGGATTAGAACTAAGACTGTTAATACTATGAGTTTTAATATGAGGATAATCTAATGAAGACTTTCTCATCTCAGGATTAATACCTCCTCTACTAGTATCTTCAATCATCTCTAGTAATTCATTCAATTGACTTTCTGACATTTTGTCATAGAATCTGTCATATATCTCAGTAGCTGACATAATCATCTTACGACAACACCAATCTGAATCATGTATGAATTCTAAGTCAGCACTCTAGTCATAACTAAAGTATAATGGATTTACTCTCTCTAAATATGGGTCTCCATTAACAATACCGACATAGTATATCTCTTCTCCAGCTATTAATGCGTCTTTCCAGCCCTTATAAAACTCGTGAGTTATATTTAGCTTATTCTTTAAGTAATTAAGACTATGATATGCAGTAGTTTCAGCTATGTCTTTATAGTCTTTATTTAAATATTTCTGTATCTGCTCAGGAGGAAGGATTTCCCCAGACTATATGGCTTGTTGGAATCGCATTGCTTCCTCCTAACCCATATTAGCAGTAATCATACCCATGATATAGTCAGTAAGCATCTGCTTAGCTTTCTCCTACATTTCACTAGTAGCATTATCACTAGTACGTACTACTTTAAAGTTAAATGGTCTTTTAGTCTCTTCCCCTAGTAGTAAATCTATCTTTGGTTTAATTATGTTGTAATCCTAAGCAGTAGCAGGGAATCCGTCTTTCTATTTAAATGGATTAGTGACATATAAGAGATCTTTTTCATTATAGATACTATTGTATAAATCATAGTATGTTTGCATCTCTTCATATCTAGTACGTCCATTGTTTCCACCACCATTGCTAAATCCAGATTTCCCGATAATATAGTCAACGCAGTTCTCTTTCCATTCCTTTGTCTTCTTAGACATAGGTAATTTCTAAACTGGAAACGAACCAATATTTTTACTTATCATATTATGTTAATTAAATGTATATACATCTTCTTCGACTTGATCATAGTTATCGTCATAACTATAATTACTATAAGTAAATAAGGGACCGTCGAATAGTAGTCTTTCCCTATTACTTTTTTTCTTCTCTTTAACAACTACATTGTATAGTTGTTCCCTATAAATCATTACTTGCATCAACGCCATCACTCGGTCAAAGTTACCTATATCATTATAACCTATAAGTTCTTCTAATAGCGGTTCTGATAATATATCGTGTAGATTCTTATGACCAGGAGATTTCTCATCGTTAAGCCAGTCTTTAATCAATCCTTCTCCCCATTGTTTGATCTACTTGTTCATGTGACATCCTTTCTTTCGCTGCACTTTTGAATTGCTAACAATATCAGATATAATGTCTGGCTAATCAGCCAAAAGATAATCACAATGTTTAGCAGTAAAATATGGAAACAAGCCTTTACGCTCATTTTCATACATAATCCTACCGTTGTAATAAACTGCTAATTTACGTAAGTTTTCATAGTATTCTTCAGCTGTAGCAGGTCTTCCAGTATACTCTGCTACGATTATATCATAGTAATTTTCAAAGCCCTAGAAACGCTTATAAACAAATGTAGAACCTAATGAATTAGTACCAGATTGATCATGATCATAAGGGTCTACTCCTAGTATATATAACCCAATAGGAGCATCCTACACAGGGTGTTCCCATATTACTATAGAACCAGTAGGATCATCATCTTTATTAAGAGGATAATGGTTAATATCTCCTTGTTTCTTTACTATCCATTTAAGAGATCCATCAGATTCCCATACTAAATCTCCTACCTATTTGTGATTAGTAAGTTTCTTATTAGTACGTATTTTGGCTAACTACTCCTGTAACTCTTTCTTAGGGAATATATTACCATTGAATTCAAGACATGCTTCTGCTGGAGTAATAGGACGTTCAGCTACATACCTATCTACTGCTACAGAACTAGTTGAATTCTATATTACTATTTTACGTTCCTCTAGTATATGTGCACGTGCTTTAATAGTAAGAGTATTACCATCTTCATCCATATACAAACGCTTACCATTTTCATCACGTAAGTCCATATTTGTATACTGAGGTATAAAGAATCCACACTTAGTATTCTATACGTTTTCATCCCATATATTATCTAGACTTAGGCAATTATAACCATCAGGATGATAGAACATATCTTTTAGAGTGGCAAAGTTAGAGTCTTCGTCGCCACCTGTACCGTATGCAATCATAGTACCAAATGCTTTACCATCTACTTCTACAGAAGGTCTAGCAATCTGCCATGCTGCGCTTAACTCCTTGAAAGAACCAGCTTCCTCAAACATGATAAGATTAGCTAATTTACCACGTACTACATCAGGATTGTCTTTCAAAGTAACGCCAATGATTTCAGACTTATAACCTATTTCTATTTGATTGCCATATTCATCCTTGATAAGCATACCAGCACGTCTACGCATCTGAGTATTAACACTACGTTTCTTACCCCACGCAGTATGCTCATCAATAAAGTCCATATAGTCCCAGGCTTTAGTAAGTACACCATCATCAGTCAAATATTGCTTATTTGAGGCATATACATATGACTTAGAGTTAGGTATTAAATAGTAGTTACGACATAACATAGAGCCTGCTTTATATGAATAACCTTTACGTCTAGACTTTAATACACATAGATGTTTACCTTCTATTTTAGCTTCATCTACACATTGAAAATAGTAATAGTCATAATCCCAGAAATCAGGAAATGTAACTTCACGAGTAGTTACCCATTTACCATTAACCTACTTATTCACAGATCTATTGATAGGGCAGTAGTTTAAATAAAAATAGTTATACCCACTGATATAGTCTCCATCATCAGCAGTATAACCATCAATACATTTATCCGCTTCTGCCTACCAGAATTTCATGTATTCGCTTGTGTTCTTAGGATACTCACAGTATCTACCTGTTTTGATAAAGGTCAATGCAGGACCTCGAAACTTATTAGAATTAATAATTTTTTTTGTGAAATCTATCATACGAATTCTTGTTTTAGCTATTCAATACTTTTATTGTAATAATGTAATTTTCTATGACAATTTGAACACAAAACAACGCATTTGTCTATTTCCTGAACAATTTTATTTCGTGAGTGAGTCTGCATGTGAGATACCTGATCATATTTATCGTTCATATGATGAAAATCCAAACAGGCTATATCTTTTTCACCACATACACAGCATCCTGCCTCTTTTCTACTATGCATGTATTTTCTATTTTCTCTAACTCTTTCTTGTCTGCATTCTCTACATTGTGCAATTCTGTAGGGACATTCTTTTTCTGCAAGATCACATTTGTAAAAGCAATCTTCATTTAATATTTTATTACATGAAGAACAGTAATATTTGTCTTGTTGTTTTAAAATATCCTTATAAAAAGATTTCAAAGTTATATTATCATACGAACAATTTAACGTATTACCGTCTATATACATACAATTTTCATCAAAAGCTCGTTTGCCAAATTTTTGATAAGCTTGTAATTTAGATAGATAAAGCATTCCATTTATTTTTGGAACCGAAAAATACAATAAATTTCTTCCAGAATTTTTCTTTTGAACATACAAACGTGCTTCTTTACCGTTTAAATTTAATTTACCATCAATTGTAGCTCTGTATCCTAATTGATACGCCTTTTCAATTCTACTCATAATATATATTTATAATTATTATTTAAAAAAGGGGCGCGTTTCACAACGAACCCCTTTTACTTACTTTATTAAACATTCAAACCTTTTTTTTATGAAAAACTTGTTGCGGATCCTCGACTCGAACGGGAACTTATGGTTATGAGCCATACGAGATGCCATTTCTCCAATCCGCAGTACACAGGATTATACGTGACTCCTGTCAACACGCTGGCTTACGATCCAGTCCCTCATTAGCTGTATTTACTATTGATCAGATAGCAAGTGACTTAGGCGGTTACGATGCCTCTACTAAAGGCCCACTTAGATTATTGGTCGCCCCAGTCTCGATTCGAACGGACATCCTTCGGGTTAGAGCCGAAAATAATAAAACCATTATACTATGGGGCAAAATAGAGGATTTCTTTAAAGACGCATCCTCAGACGTCACTGAATTATTTCTTAAACCAACTTTTGATACGTTTGGTAACTCGCTTCAACCAGGGTTGTGCTACCTTACGTGCAGCTTCACATTCTGCAATAGCTTCTTCCACTGTCTTAGTTTCGTCTGTTAAATCGACAATTACATCCGGCATTTCAATATTCTTCTTCATAATCTCTTTGTTTGTTTTGTTAAACGTTGTTGTTATTTTTTTGTATTCATTCAATGTTATTTTCTAACATTCTGTGGTAATTCAAATGGGTTAATTTGAGCGTCACCTTTAACTTTAGTAGTATTGATTTCTCCAGCTTTAACCGCTTTCTCTAAGAAATCTATAGTAACATAAGTATCTTTTACTTTACCAAATCCAGCTAAGTATTTCTCTATCTTCTTTTCGTCTAATTCTTCATCCAGACTATCTTTGTAATACTTAGTAAATGTATCTAGTTTCAGTCTAATGCTATCTAACATAGCTAAAGTACGAGTATACTGGAGGTGTTTATATGACTCTTCTGCTATTATTTCATCTGCAGTAAGTTGGTAATCTGGAGCTAGGAACTCTGTCTTTAGAGCTGATTCTAATGTATCAGCAGGCATACTAAGTACGTATGGGCTATCCCATTTATTCTTAAATACTATATAACTTATTACTGCAATAGCGTGCTGTTTATCTGCTTTATCCTTTTCCCATATCTTCTTAAATGCAGGAATAGCAAGAGCCTCCTCGTGTATAGTAACATTACCACCTATTATATCAAATAGTTTCATTGTGCTGAATTACATTAGGCCTTTTCACAATCACAAGTCTGTTCGGAACTATCATTATTGTTTTTATTTTCTTTATACTTTTTCCGTTCTGTTTCAATTATAACTGCTAAATCATCTACAGTACTAAATACTACTGGTCGTTCGCAATGAAAATCACCATATGCATCAAGATAAGCAACAATTTGACCTTTCTTATAAGGTATGTAACCATCTTCAGTATATACTCTGCCGTCTTCTTCAGCAATGTATATGTAACGTAATACTATATTATTATCTCGTTGGCTAAATGTTATATCTTCTGTATTGTTACTTTTAATTTTATATTCAAAAGTACGTCCAATTAAGTGTTCCATAATTAATCAATTCTATAATCTGTATAATACTCTTTCTTTAATCTTGCTAGTATCACTCTAGCCTGCATTTCTGAACAATTTGGATTAACGTATTCAGGATTATTCTGATACTTCTCCAGCATCTTCTGATATATCGCTATCTCTTGTTCTAGACTCTCCTTCGTTATGTTCATACTTATTAATATTATCTAATATTGAATTACAACAATCTATCTTCTCCTCAATACGTTTGTCTAAAGCTTTGATTAGATTTTCTGGCGTCTTATGTTTAGAGTGGTACAGCATCGCTATTGCATTCCAAGCTACCTGTGCAAGATGTCTACAACCGGTTTCGCTGTCTATCTCCTCTCCTTTTTCGAATAGTACTAGATGTCTGAATAACGCAGCTTTATATCTATCATAGCCATTATCAAGTAACTGCCATGAATTATCTGAGTACTTTTTAGCTCCTTCAGTATATACTTTAACGATGTCTTCGATTTCTTTAAGAGGAAGTAAATCCCATCTAAGTTTGTCATCCTTAAAGTCATTCTTCATTCCCTTGTTCATACTTATCTATTATGCTTTGACAAATCTTATTCACTAACTCCTCTCTAACTTCTACAGTAGACTCATCAGCTTCTTCTGGTACATTTTGTTGAAAGACTTCTATGAAAACATTAATAAATTCTTCATAAGTTAGACGGTCGTTTTCAATCTCTTTCTCTACTACATCAAACATGTCACTCATTATCTTAGGACCTTGTTTGGCTCCTTCTTTCTCTAGCTGGAGTAAAGCTAGCGATGTTTCTTTATCCATTCTCATCTTTATTATCTCTTATATAGTCTATCATGTATTGACCTATCTTACCTGCTATGAAGCCTACTAAATAGGCATATGGCTCATTGCCTCTATCGTAACCTTCTCCGTATGCTCCAATGAAGTCATATATAGCATCTGCTCCATGTACAGATTCGTGAGCTACTACATCAAAGTCAAAGTCAGTTATACCTTTTATATCTACGTCTATTAGGATTAGTATTCCTTTCTTCTTAGTCTTCTTTTCTATTACTACGAATGTAACCCCACCTTTATTAGTTGGGCTAGTTGGAGTACCAGGATTATCATTATTCATATCTGCTATACTAGCATAGTAATAAAATTTAGATTTATACTTATCAAAATACTCTAAAGTAGATACCCATAAATATGCAGGATATAATCCTATGTCATAACATCTAATCATCTTTTATCACTTTATAAATATTTGCTATAGCTTTATTACTAAGTAAGTACAGATATAAATAAACCTCATCCGTCATCTTATAGATTGTATTAGGAGTAACTATTTCACAAGACGAATCAATTAATCGTACTTCACAAGTATCTTTATTACCAGTAGGATAGGATAACTTATAATATATCATATATTCGATAAGTTCTGTAATTACATCGTATTCTGGTAGCTTACTCAGTCTAATTATCTTCCTATCTTTCATGATTCCTCTTTATCTTTATTTTACCTAAGTAAGTAAACATTAAAGGTCTTTGATCTCTTTGGCTTATCTTTCTATTAGCAAATAAGAAAGGATGAATACATATTGTTTTTATTATCTAAGTAGGTAAATTGTATTTCTAGCTTAACTCAGAAAATATATTCACTCCAGTTTGCTTCATCTGATAATTCCTTAATATTATAGTATTTATTATCAAGGAAAGCGTTTAAGTTATTTTTACCCTCAAATGTATCAGGTCTAACACAGTTTATAGCTATGAATAAGTCTGATACTGTTGCCTTATCAGAAGATAACCAATCACCTTCTTCTTTCTTAGAAGAGTCAATAATAGTATTCAGTCTTTTAAGCTCTTTCTTACTATAAGCCTTTTTAGGCTCTGCTATTACTGCGTCTCTATGCTCTCCATGAATGTTAATCAAATCACAGTCAGTAGTAAAGATGGTAAATCTGTTAAATTTGAGTTCTTTCTTTACTAACTTATACCACAGTTTAACTATCCAATTATAATCCCTTTGTAATAAGATAGAACCAGGTTTTATTGTCATATATTCTATATTCATGTTATTCTTTTTCTAATCGTAATACGATTGTTAATTGTACTCTATCACCAATCACTTCAGGTATCAATGCTGGGTTTACTACCCATTCATCGTCTGCTTTACCTTTTATAATCAGACCTTTATCTTTTAATCTTCCTATATATCTACTTAGGTTATCACTAGTAATGCCTGTTGCAGCTTTTAGATAACGTCTGTTTTCTGTACTTATAACATTCTTACTATAACCAGGGAGCTTAGGAGTATTTATATCTATACCAATGAGTAATATCATTATATCCTGCTCCCTGTCAGTAAGCTAAAGTACACCATCAAGTGATTTGAGGAATTCTCGATAAAGATCCGCTTTCTTAACGGTCTTTACAAGTTTATTCATTAATAATGTCTTTGATTGTATTTAATACTTTAGTAAGATTGTAGTATACAGTATCTGCTTCTACCTTAACACAAGTAGGAATCTCCTGATCATTATAAGCTTCATTCATCTGTTTATGATCCTCTTCATACTTAGTAAGTAAGTCATCAATAGTAGACTCAATCTTAGTAAGCTTATCTGATAACTCTTCAATTAGCATATCATCACAGCTACATTCATCTTCGTTCTCAATACGAATTACATAACCATCATCTGCATATTCTTCACAAGTTTGTTCATCCATAAACATTGCACGTTCACTATTGTCATCCTTGTAATTAAATTCAAACATCATAGTATCGTCGTTCCAAGTAAGGATATCACCTTTTTTAGCACATGCAAACTCTTTAACTACTTTATATTTCATACTCATAATAATTATTATTTAGTTGGTTTAATTGTTGTTACAATTATATAAACGGGAATTGTTAAAAAGGTATTAATATTTTAACATTTGTTAACTGTAAGTATAAAGAAAAAGGCTAGATCCTCAGACCTAGCCTTCCACAACAACATTAAACGCATTAATATTACTTAATCTTCTTAGCCACACAATCATACGGTTTAACCAGCATGCTATCTTTAAATAAATCAAAATCCTTAGCAAATTTCTTATTGAATACAACAGTATCTCCAACTGCAAATTCTGGTTGTGTTGTAAGTTCTGTTCCAATTGCAAGTACGATACCGGTTCTCCACTCTGATTCTACTTCTTTTACCTCTGTCTTAGTTTCAAACTTCTCATATCCATCTACGTCTTTTTCACCAGTACCAACTGCTTCAGTTACTTCTTTCTTCAACATAATTGGTTCCAGAGGTTTAATCAAAATATCTTTCAAAGGAATATATTCCAAACCGTTTATTACTGTCTCAAGTACTTTATCTTCCATATTATTTTATTGTTTATTTCTTAATTTCTTTTAGTATATTACCGCCCCATATACAATTTCTAAGGGCTTTAGGAGGGCATGTTTGTTTATTTAAAAAGTAACAGTCATCACAACTACCTCCTTTACTTGGTATTACTTCAAATTTCTTATTTAGTATTTCTACTATTCTCTTCTCCTTCTGCATATTCTTTAGCTTTGTATATACACCTCCATATTACATGAGTAATACCAGATCCTATAATAAAACCTATTATAAAACTTTCATTCATTAGAATTCTGCTTTTTAAATATAAATCCTTGTCTACAGTAAGATACAAGTTTATCATCACATTTCTTATTATAGAAAGCACATCCTTCACAATACTTAGAAGAAGTTTCTGTCTGTACTAGTTGATACGTACTACCTTTGTAATCTATGTATTTACCAGAGTATGCTGGTTCTATTTTAACTAACTTTCTTTTACCCATAATGCGTATAATATTATATATTAGTATATACTTAACTAAAGTATACTTTATCTAAAGTAAGGTCTATTAATACTACTTAATCTGTCTTAGTATGTCTTAGACTGTCATTGACTGCATAGACAGTAACGTATAAATATGCCTTTAGGTTCCCATTTATATCAACTTTTTAACATTTATTAAGAACAATTATGGCTATTTAACGGCAATATTTTAACATTATTTAACCATTAATTCACGTAATTCATCAGCTAATTTCTTAGCATCTGGATGAGCTGCACCACTACATCTGAGCTTAAAAAAGCCTTCCCAATCACTCTCAAAGCCTGTCATTACTAGTTCTGTTTTAGTTGCATTAGGGAGTACTTGTCTTGCTTGTTGAGGCTTCCAACCGTTATTAAGCAGAGTAAAGTAATTAGATTCTGCAAATTCTAATGATCGTTTGAAATGATAGAAACATTCATTGTCATCTGCTACTATTTCTCCAAATTTATTTACTTCTGCCCAACTTGGTATAATAAATACAATCTCATTATTAAATTTATCCTTACTATAGTTGCAGTAACGAGTACTCTCTTGAGCAAAGCTAAATACGCGATGACGTACAAATTCATGTGATACACCGCGATCGCATATGAACTTAGCTGTGATACGTTTTTCGTGATACCTTGTAGGTTCACATCGATATGTTTTTAGATCATCTAACCAATTGTTTTCTACTAATACTCTTAAGTTAGTAGTTACGCATGCTACATCCTCTCCACTCCATGCATATTGAGCTACCTTTACTTTTGAATACTTGTTACTTTGATATTTATAAAATCTATGGTTGGGTGTAAGATTGTTATTATTGTCTACATCACCATCAAATACTAAACACGCTAAGTAAATAGTACCATGCTCCAACATAGCCCCATGACCAAGCTTAATCATCCTATCTACAAACTCTTTAGCACTGTTCTCTGTTATCTTATCCTCTGATTTATAACACGTTCTACCTGCTAATTCTATCATCTTGTAAGGATCTTTCTCCTTAATTATCTGTACACTAGATTCTATTAATTTCATATTAGTTTAAAATTTCTATGCCGAGTATTTTTACTCGGTTCATATATATATGCCCTTCGTATTCTTGTAGTCCTTGTTGTACTACATAGTACTGATCGTCTACTTTTACTATTTCAGACCATCCGTCATCTGCAGGACCTATATACATAGACCTATTATACATTTCTGCAGATTTATCAAATGGAATAGTATTACCTATTATCTCGTATTCTATATTCATATTACTAATAACGCAAAATGTTAAAATAATTATAGATATTTAACATATTTTATAAAAATTTTTTTAGAAAATAAAATTTTGAATGTGGGTGTGAGTGTGTGGAGTAGCAAAGATTCACTCCCCCGTATTATGTATCGGCAGGGAACACCCGCGTGTCTAATTCACTTCGTGTTCCCTTTTATGTTCACATTTTTTAACTTTAACATTTTTTGCTTATGTTGTGTACTATTAAACAATTTGAGAAAAGAGAAGATGAAAACAGAGAATTGCCATTCTATGTAATACGTGCTACTGGTTCACGTGGTGACATTGATGCTAAGAGTGCGTTCAATGAGGACGGTACTATTAATGTCATGGCTATGCAGAGTAGGGTGTTTAACTTCACGAAAACAATGTTTCCAGCTACTAAGGAACTATGTAATAGCCTTGAGAGTGGAATGCCTGTTGATGATGATGGCAATTTAACAGAAGAACGTAAAATAAACTTAATGTTGTATCAATGGGATACCGGCAAGAAGTTTAACATTGTCAACAAGGACGGTGATTTTTACGGAGACATGCAGACTGTTGAGAAGGTAGCGGATAAACAGATGACCAAGAACGGCAAGATACTCAAACCAGGTGATAAGTACATGGAAGAGGAGTTTGTTGCGCGTGTCTATACGCAAGTGTCATTAGTGTTATTCTGTGATGCTGAAGAGAACTGTGTTGAGGGTAATGCGGAGGAGCTTGCTGAACGTTCCTTCAAACGAGGAGTTGAAAATGGCACTTATATTCTGGTAGATTAGAATATATAGCGTTTGTTGTAAGCTATGAGATGTGTGAGGCTATACAGCCTTGCACACTCTGCAAATCACAATTAAATGTGAACATAGCAAAAATATTAAATTAGGGTGTAGTGGCGTACTCAGCTGCCGTATGAAGCAGTGAATTCTGTGGACTGATAGAGAACGTGTAATATTCAGGCTATGCGTTGCGCAGTTATAAGTTTTAGGTGTAAAATGCAAATCAAACAATATATAATATGAAAGGAATTGCAATATTTTTTATGTACACATCTATATTAGCAGTAATAATAATATTAGCACCTACTACAAGGTCAGCTCTTATTGGGGTTACTGTATATTCTATAATAAGTACAGCATTATTAGCATGTTTCATTGAATCAGAATCAAAAGAGTAATTAACATTTAAATCAATTAAATTATGAGAACAATTAATGGAAAACGCTATCTCTTGATAGCAACATGTACATCACGTAGATTAAACATTTACAAGTAACGCAGCCAAAGACAGTGACAAGCCTGTAAAATCAATTTGAATGCAGAGTCAAGAGTAAATATTATATTCCTCGGCAGAGTACGTTAAATGTTATTATTATCCTTATGCACATAGGAGTAATACAGGGCATATAATATAATCCACGTGGTAAGGGCACAGTTAGGTTCGCTGTGAGTGCACCCTTTAGTAGCAACTAACCAAAGCAAGTATAGATGGGAATAAGCTATTACCTCGATAGGCTTAATGAGGTACTTGACAGTCTGACACTAACTGAACAATAAGTGTCAAATAACTCTCTACTGAATCACAGGCTCGAGACGTTTAAGAGTTAGCGTGTGCAGATAGAGAGTTCTTTAAGGTGAGAATCCTTGACAAGCATGTGGGGCTTATATCTATCTATAAACAAGGAGACGGACTAATTTTTATTAGTACAAGGAGTCGGTTATAGTAGTATTAGTGCAGACTTAAAAATCATGCAATAACACACACCCTGTTCTATTTCTATCTGATAAATGCAAAACTGTGTGTTATAATAGAGCTAAGCGTAGCTCAGTCCTCATATACAGCATATCAACTATTATTTGTGTCTTAATTATTTGTTTCGTTAGAATAATATGGATTTGTAGATACTAAGCGTAGTATTGTTAGTATATTTGTATGTGAATATAGATATACTAATCGCATTCATGAAGATGCCTTCACGTGGCGAATGTGTAAGTAATAGGTTAATCAAATCTTCCAGTTTGTACCTATGAAACTAAATCTTCATTTTAGTCAGAAATCTTTTTTTACAACAATATTGTTTAACTAAAATTATCAAAATTATGAAAAGTGTAATTAATTACATTAAAGAGAATGGTATCAAGTTAGCAGCTAATTCAAAAGCTAAAAAGCTTATTGAACTATGTGGGTCTGAAGTAGAAATAGCAATAGCCTTGCAGACTACTAAAGCTTATAAAGACGACAAAGAACTACGTGAATTGTGTAAGAAAGTAGTTGAAGATGCGGGCAATAAGCAAGCTGAAAGCAATGCTAAACCTGAGAAGAGGTCTACCTCCATAAGAGACGGTGAATACGAAAGAAGATGGTAGAACAAAAAGAATTTGATAACTATCAAGGGGCAGATTATTCTGTCCCTTTTTATTAAACATTAAAGATTATGACTAAATGGCAAGAATCGTGCATTACAGCACTCGCTTCATCACCACTTGCATGGGAAGCCTTTAAAATGAAGCAAAGAAACAAGAGAATGTTATGGCAATATGTTAATAGAATATGGCCATATAAAAGAATAAAAGAGACAAGAACAAGTACTCTTGAGTATACTGAATGTATTAATGAGTTAAAGATCTTTACAAAATGGTTAGTAAATAATCGTAATACTATCGAAGAAGCGATTTTTAGATTTAAAGATAAAAAAGTCAAATCAAGCATATTAGAAGAAGCTTTAAAAAATATTACTAAACCTATAAGTACAGAAGGAGCAGGAGGAAATTATTTTTTAGAAATTGTAATTACCTATAAATCAGGAGATACTGACAGAATATCTACTTGTGGTAGTGAACAAATAGTACATATAATACGTAATAGATGGGGTATTAAGGCAGGAAATGAATATTATATAAATCGTATTCGTTTTTTTAGCTCTCTTAGTCGTATGAATGAAATGTTTAGCCAATTATATACTGAATTACAGTATATAATAAGAAAACTAGAATTACTACGAGATAGATCGCGTAATTATAATCCTCACATCTTATACAATTCATTAAATATAGGTATTGAAATTGAGCATGATGCAGATAATCCTACATCAGAAGAAATAAAAAAGTTAATACTTAGACATAATTGTAGTAGTTATGATTCAGGATTTGATGGAGACATGAGTCATCGCCTTCGTGAAAATCGTATAAGACTAAATGGAATTAATGGTCTAAAAGGATTATATGTACTTCTAGAAGACATGAAAGAAAATGCTGCTATTGCTAGAAATAGTAGTGTACATATGCATATAGATTGTAAATATGATGAATATAATGAACACTATATAAAATATTACAAGAATGAATTACGTAAACAAGGTATATATGGTTGGAATGATGCAGTAAGTTATTATACTAAAAGATTAGTAATAAGAAATCCCGAAGCAATTAAATATTTACAATATATATTTAATTATAAAAATGTAGGTAAGAAATCTTTCTGGTCAAATAGTCATAGTGTGAGAATAGCTACTGAATTTGACACTATAGAATATCGTTTTTTAATCGTAAATTTGAAATATAGTGATTATGTTATACAAATGTTAGCGTTAATTCATATAACAGAATGTATAAAACATAATTGCATATTAAATAAATCTTATTTGAGTACTTTAGCTACAGTCGCAAAGAGTTTACGAAAGTAAGATTGGCCCTCGAAATATACTTAGTGATACTAGTGCATGAAGTATAATGAGATTAATGTAGGATATATTCTAGAGTATATCTATTTAGAACATTCCGTTATCTGTTTCGATGCTCTTGCCAAGCGAAAACAGGTGGGTATAGACTTGGGATTGGCCTCCTTTAGTCTATATGATTAGCAATGAATTGTTATAGTATATGCTTATTATAACAAAAGTTGCTTACTCTGCCTTATAGTTTAATTCTGTAGTAATACAGATTGGGGTAATAAAACAAACAGTTTACTGTTTATGTAGGTTCCTATTCCTACTAAGGTACTATCTAAAGATTAACTTTTAAACATTATCAAAATGGTTACAATTAGAAGAGATAAACACTATAATATAGTAAACAATATAAGTGAAATAGCATTATCAATTATATTGATATTGATTATATCTGCACTTGTCTATGTATTTGGTAGTAGTATAGAAATTAATACTGATGAACCTATAAATATAGTAGAGCTAAAAGCTAAGTATAAGAACTATATTATAGTAGATAAATATCAAGAGAAAGATATATGTATATTAGATATAAAGAATCCAATAAATAACAAAGTAAATAAACAACAAGTTAAGGATTATATATACTATAATATATATTATGTAGGAGATACAATAAAATAAAATAGTAAACATTAGTAATTAACATTTAAAAACATTTATCAAAAATGGAGAAAAACAACAACAAATTGAGCATTATTGCTCTAGTATTTGCAATCATAGCTGCACTAGTCTCATTCTATACATGCTATAGTACAGACAAGCTATGCAATATTTTCAGTAATGAAGAAACTGAGAGTGTACAAACAATTACTTCTGCTGGAGAAGTTATAGACGAACCAGCAACAATTGATGACGTACTTCAATTCCGACGGGATACTAAGGAATATGAAAGATATGATTCAATATTTATGAATATGCCAGATGTAGCATTAATCGCTATTCTAATGAAAGGAGGTACAAATATGTCAAACAGTGATATCGCTAAAGAGTATCTCTCTAACAGGAAGGATTACGATAATGTAGAATTTGGTGCGCAAATTAATGCAATTTATAAACAAAGGGCAACTGAACCTGATACTATACCGAGGAAATTAGAGCCTGATTCAATTCACTAAGACGACTCAGACTGTGTTTGCTTGTGAAAGTAGGCACAGTCGTCCTCAGGAAATGACAAACCTGTGGGGCGTAAGTAGTAGTATTAGTCTAGAAATAGAGGAATCGGCGAGGTAGGCACACAGCATCTAACCGTAACTATAGTGTGTAAATACTACTATAATCGTGCAGACGTTAAAATCAGGTACACCAATAAGGAAAGTTTGACAGCAATCCTGCTTATGTGTTAAAACTATGAGAGAGTCTAAAGTGTAAATGTGTAGAGAAATTTGTTATTATTCTTAAGACAACCTTTATTCTAACAAATGTACTGATACTAGTTAAACAAAATCCAGAGTATCCTGGTCGTCGTCAGAATGTTATTAACTTTAAATATTTAAAGAAATGAGTATTATCAAAAAACTTTATTACAAATGGAGAGCATATAAAGTGCGATCTATGGCTAAACAAAAAGTACGAGAAAAGCTTTTTAATAGCCCTCTAGCTTATACCAGAGCTATGAATGAAATTGACTGTATGGTCAATGGTCATCAATGGAGTAGTGAGTTTGATCCTAAAACTGAAATTAATAAGAAGTTTAAGGACAGAGTTTACTGCAAACATTGCGGAGTTCGTTGGCATCAACATGCCTATAAAGAAATTAAGAATTCTTAAATTCTATTAACAATTAATCAATAATTTATGAAACTAATTATGTTCGGGATTACAGATCCCACTATGACTTCTGAGGAAGTTAAACAAATCTTAGCTGATAGCTTTGGTGATAGTATAGGTAATGTACTTGAAGTACCTAATGAGTTCTTCAGTAATCAATCTCCTACTACAGCACGACAGAAAAAAGATAGTGACTTCATTACAGCTTGCAAAGGAATTTGTAAAGTATGTGGAGACCCAGTAGAAGAAGAAGGCTTTAGAGCTGAATTCTGGAAAGCTCATCTTATTGACCATGCTATTGAAGAACCTATTCTTGAAGTACTTGCAAAAGGTCCTACGAGTGCTACAGACTATCGTTATCTTAAAAAGATAGGTGGTTCCTATATTCCTAAATTAGCAACATCTGCTTTAATTCTAAAGTAATATGGGAAAGACATTCAAAGATAGTGTGTATAGTATGGCTAAAGCCAGTGCTAAGAAGACAAAGACACCTCGTCGTGCCAAGTTACAACCTTATGACCGTAAAACATTCAAAGGTATAAGCTATGAGTAAATTAATTAGTAATCATGTATTAAGGGCAACTGAAAGTAATATGCTTAAGAATGACTGCCCACTCAACTGCAACAAACAATATTGCACTGATTGCCAATTTAGAGAGAAATCCTCTAAAGTGACACAAAATAAAAAGACTATCATTACTCCTTCGCCAGAGGTATATGGTAGAGATTTGTATTATTGACCCTAAACAAGTTAATATGGTGAAGTCAACCCTAAGAACTACTAACCAACCAGAACCCTAATGGAAGCTTAGAAATAAGCAAGAGTACAATGGACTATACAACGGTCAACCAAGTATTATACTTAGGTCAGGTGAAGGATATGGGTTGCCTACTGAATAAGAAATACGAATAAGTAGGAGTAGTTCTTTTTTAAAGAAATTAAAGAAATTGACTGTTAGGTCTATTGGATTATTGTTTGGACGAGGGTTCGACTCCCTCATGCTCCACTAAGTTCGTTCGACTCGAACCAGTGGCAACTTCTGTATGGGGTAACTTCCATGGCTATTGAAATAATATAGTTGTCGGCAACTAAGTTGCATAAATAAAACAAGGAGATTAGTAGGTTTCCTAGCCATTAGGTTGCAAGTCCTATAAAAAGGAAACCTTAATCTAGGGGCATCGTGGTTTTGACAGCAATAGTGAAGATAGAATAGGTCAATAAAGCCATAACTGGCAACTTTTATGTAACAGACTATACTCGTATCGCAGCGTGATACGATAAGTCAACGGCTAAGCTAATGTCGTAAAAAGCTGGAGTAAGTAGCTTTAGTTGGTATAGAAGCGCTAACACTGATAAAGTTAGAGGAGTACAGTTCGAGTCTGTACCTTACTACAAAAATTAAATCAATTAATTATGGCTAAAAATAATAAAGAGTTTGTAACACTATTAAGTTCAATAGTTAATAATGATCAAATACTTGAAAAAGACAAAGCATTAAAACTGATATCTAAAATAAAGTTACAGTATTCTAGTGTAGAAATACCAAAAGATATACTAGAAGAGCAAGAGAGAGATACAGTAGAACTTACTTTACAAAAGTATGACATTATTAAGTTTAATGCTGATACTACTCCAGCACCTCACTACTATATTATCTACAAAGTAAGCAAAGAGTTTAATATTGCATATGCAGTATGCATAACTAGCGATATAACTCTTCCTAATATTATTCCTATTAAAGAATCTAGAATGTTTAAGACATTTTACGTAGCAGAATTTACACCTATTTACTTAAATAGAGGTAACCCTGTTTGTTATAAATTCTGTGGAGTAATAGATAATAAGAGAGAGTTTAATGAAGTATGTAAGGCTATTAAAAAATACTATAAAACATTATTTAGATATTAGCATGAGAAGTGTAAAACAAATTAAAGCTAGTAAAAGGAATTTTGCAATTATGTATCTCGTAGGTGTAACTATTGTGCTAGAAAGGATCATTAAGAGTACAAGAAACTACGCTATAAAAGGTAGTCTTACTTCAATTAAATGGTCAATCTACGATGTTATAAACCTATTGAGAGATACAGATTACGAACGTTCCTTTTATGGACCTCAAATTATGGACCTCAAATTATGGACCTCAAAAAGATGTAAATTATGAGTGTAAACAGAGCAATCAATGATCTAATACCTCCTGAATGGTATTATGTACTGAAGAAGAATAGAGTATTAACTCACTTCGTTAAGTATATGTATGAATACTGTGTTCCTCAATGTTGGAGGAATAAGTTTATGTTTAAGAAATCTATTGAACGAATTAAGTTTCGTATCAATTCAGGTTTCATGTTCTGCTTCGATCCTCACAATACAAGTGAAGGATATGATTTCTGGAAGAAAATTGATTTAGAAATTACAAATTATATAGAGCAATGTCGGTAAAAGTAATTGAAATTATCCCCTGGGTTAAATTTAATAAGCCAGGAGTAAAGGAAGAATTAGAGAAATTATCTAGTTCTTGTACAAGTAAAATGGATTTTCTTTCTCATGTAAAAGATAAGTATGAACTATCTATTACAGATGCAAAGACAGTAGCAGACAAATTTTTCAAAAAGGAGGTATAATTATGTTAGAACTTAAAAAACCAGGCTTATATATAGCCAATGGTAAAAGCACAAGTGTGCTAATCAGAGTTGCAGGAACTGCGCCCTGCTTAACTATTATCAGAGGCATCTTGCTGAATGATATGGAAAGGGATGGTACTATCACAGTACTAGAAAAAGAAAGTCTTGAAATACAAGACATCATGGCTAATCCAAAGTCTTATATATTTGATAAGCCAGCTGTAAGTCAGGCAGTATTGAATACATTAGGCTTAGAGGCTACGGAGAAGAACAGAATTGAGTATACTGAGAAAGAGTTTGCTGGCTATATAGCCTCATACAGACTTAATCGTACAATGTATCCTGATGAATATATTGTAAAGACTCAAGTAGTACTCATACAAAAGGGCTTCTCAAAATCTCAGGCAGATATGATTATAAGTCAAATTGAAACTCGTTTAAGGCTTCAAGGAGAAATGTAATGAATGTCATTGAGTATTTACAAACAAACTTAGAACCATTCTATAGGTTCTATGCTGGACATATACCCATATTAACTACACATGATATGAATACTCCATTTATTTTAAATGGAAAGGTATACTGTACTGGCTTTATAAATATAGGAAAGAATTGGTATAAAATCGTAGTAGATGAAAGTATGGACGGAGCTATAACATATGGTTTACGTAACTATATTAGTATTAAAGCTACTCATCCAGAAATCTATACTATCATCCGAAGAATACAAGATAAACTTATGTTATCTATGATAGCTAATATTGAGAGTACTAGTACTAAGACAGAATTAGTACAATTAAGAATAGTTACTAATATGATTATGAATCTTACTTATTTAGACTCAGATATAAGATTAGATTGGACTAATTGGATAAGAGATTTATATTGGAAAAGGAAAGCAGCTGTACATCAGTATATTATAAATTACGTACTGCCTTTTTAATTCTTTTCAGGATTATAGTCATTGGGTTGGCTATAGTCCACTAAAATCTAGCTACTATGAAAGAAGAAGAAAAGCTTCTAGTAGAGCAAGCTAGAGATGGTTCCGAAAAAGCTTTTAATGCACTTTACAACAAATATTACAAAACAGTCTGGTATACTGCAAATAATGTAGTAAGAAATACAGATGCAGCAGATGATATAACATCTATGGTATTTACTAAAGTGTACTTAAAATTGCAATCTTTTACTAATCATATTTCATTTGAAATGTGGTTAAAGACAATTACAGTTAATACTGCAATTGACTATATAAGACGGAACAAAAAAGAGCAATTAAATAGCTATATTGATGACGAAGAGTCTAAAATTCAACTAAGCGGGTTGGAGCATAGTCCTGAAGATAATATGATATTTCAACAAAATGTCGATATAGTAATGGAATGCATTCCTCGTTTAAAGAAGAAATATAGAGATTTAATATACGCTCGCCTTGATGGGAAATCCTATCAACAAATTTCACAAGAGCTTGCCATACCAGAAGCAACAGTTAAAACCTGTTTGAATAAGGCAAGACAGAGACTAAAACAATTATTTAACCAATATTAACCAATACTTACAAATTATGGCAAATTCATTTGGTCTATTGCTTGCTGCAATAACAATTTGTTTCATCATCGCAAGATTGATGAAAGATGCCAAAGCCTTCACTAGATTAATGGCCATTCTAGTAGTAGGTTTAATTGTAGGTGCAGGAGTTAAACAAGTATACAAGAAATGTATATCTACTCCTGAGAAAGCTGCAGTAGTTACTGTAGAACCAGCTCCCATGTATAGTAGTAATGCATCTGTTGTTTGGAATGCATTACCTTGCAATCAGGACTATACAAGTAAGGAAAACAAAGCTGATCGTGACAGTACAGTAACTGAAGCAGAAGGAACATCTACAAAGGAAGTAAACAGTACATACATTGATGATTCGTGAAGAGACTTTAATTCTTGACGTATTATTTTATTGTATCTACAAAGTATTTAACAATTAAATGGCGAAGGAGCGCCTCATTATCAAAATGGCAAAAGTAAGTAAGAAAGCTAAAGCATTAGCTAGTAAAGCAAAAACAACTAAGGTAGAGGAACAAGTAAAGACTCAGGATGCTACTCCAGCACCTGTTGAAGCGCCTAAACCTGAAGAAAAACCTCAGGAAGTAGTGGAAAACAAAGAAACCAAAGAAACCCCTGAGGTTAAGGACGAAAAGACAAAGAAAGGGAAGAAACCAGAAGTTATCGTTCCTGAAGTAGTAGAAAATAAGAAAGATACAGCAATGTCTATTTCTTCATCTATTGGACAAATTGTTGGAAGTGCCGGAGGTAAAGGAGATCGCATTGATAAGAATCATGCTATTGAATTCATGGGTATCTTGCATAAAGAATACCTAGCCAATCCGGAGACTCCAGAAGAAGTAAAGAAGAATCTCAAGAAACAGTTTGACGTAATGACTGCTGTTACTCTTGTTAATTACTTTACTCAGCTTGAAGGAGACTTCCAAAGTATGGGTATTCGTATTAACTCAGATATGAGAGAACAAGCAGAAGCCGTACTTGGAGACTATCTTGGCATCAAGGTTAAGTATATCCAAGCAGAAGACAATTCAAAACAGTTAGTTCTTGAATTCAAAGAAGTTCCGGAAGAAGTTCGCAAGAATGCTAAAGAGGACAAGAAAGTTGCAAAACTTGACATTCCTGAAGCAGATCCAAAGATGCCGGATCCTGAGAAACTTAAAGTATTACGATCAATCTTCGCTCAACAAGGAGCTGGAGGTATCGGTAGTAACTTGTTGAGTGGTATCGAATGGGGACGTAGAGCTTTCTCATTCTCTATGGAGGAAAAGAGATCAGTAGTATTTGCGAACATTATCAGTAAAGGAGCAGATGCTACCTTACTTACCGCAATAAAAGGTATGGTAAGGGGTAAAATGAGTTCTGAACACAGTATCCTTGGTGCTCATGCTTTACTTAAGTCTTGGTGTCCAAGTATAACTGATAAGGAAGTAGCAGAACTTATCCAAGTAATCGTTTCAATCAATGCTGAAAAGAAAACAAATGATTGGAACGAAAAGGCTAGTCCTGATCTTAAGACTACTTATGAGAAGGAACTTGAAGCAGTTACTCGTAACATCATTACGGCTAACACAAGTAAAGCAATTGATGCTATCTTGAAAGGAAAAGAAGAAGCTACTTTGGAATATGAAGACCGGAAGGGATTCATAACAATTCATCCAAAAGCAATTCGTAGGACTCTTGAAGCTGCTTATGGCGATTCTGAGAACATCTTAAAAGACAAGATGGAGGAAATTGCTAAATACTATGTGAAGCCAATCATGCGGCTCTCTAGTTATGTAGACAAGAGTGCTTACTCCGAAGAGTAATCAATATGAAACGGTTAAATTTAATAATAACACTGTTTGTAGTGTTATTAGGAGGATTTATTGGATTTGATCCTAATTCTCCGTCTCAAACAATAGGAGCAGAAGAGACTAGAATTCGTTGGGTAGACGTACCTAAAATGCCAGTAGACGTACTAGGCTTGAATAAGTCAGTTTCTGTAAATCTTAAAGATGAGACTGTATCACTTAACGGTAACGTTGATAATACAACTGTGACAATTATAAGGGACGTTGAAACACGCCCAGAGTACAAAGAACGAGTAATAAAGGAGGTAATTTACGAACCAGACATTGTATTTAGTACAAAACTGATGAGCAAATTAATGCCATTAAAACTGCCAAAGATAAACGCAGACCGTAACTAGAGTAGTAAAACGGTATATAAAGGCTATAAACTACAAATTCGTTACTTAAACCTAACTAAGTTGTGTAACGTGGATAATACAGGATACTGAAATGTACTAATAATAGCAAACACTATCTATTTATACTATAGTATGATAACTTATTGTGTTACAAATTATCCAGTAACTGAAGAAGCAATAAGAAAGTGGGAGAGCGTGCGAAACCCACAAGGTGAGAACCGTATTGGAGACCTAAAAGACGCAGATGTGGAAGGAGCAGCTATCGCATCTAAACAAGGCAAGGGGTATCGTTAACCTCTTTATACATTCGTTGGCTAATTCAAAAGCGAAATCACGGAGGAATGTAAACACGTGCCGTACGTTGTCATTTAAATCTGAATCGACTAGCATTCTAGGGTAGTCTCCAAAACTCCCCTGTGCGGGGCGGTAAACAATCCGTCAGCCAAAGAATATTGGCTTAGTGTTCTATTTTATATCTAAATACTTCTGTTGTATAGAAAGTATAATTCAACTGGGAATAGGTTAGGTTGATAGCAAAACTATAACTTAGATATAAGATATATGAAGGAGCAGCGCTTATATATAACTAGCAGAAATTGAGACAGGACATGGCTGAGTAGCTATGATCCGCATAGAACTTCACTTGTATAGAAGCTATGTGACAGATTAACTGGATTAGGTGCAAAACCTATACGCAATACAGTGAACGTTAGAGTTAGCTGTTTGAGACTTAGTCTCTATGGAAAGTAAATTGCGTGTCTTACAGCCTGAGATATTTCATAATATAGTTGCAATTACTATACTGTTTTACTGAAGCAGAATGAGATTAAGGTTATATATAAGAGAAGTGACTTGTTAGTAATGTCACTATAAACCTAAAGTGCTTTGCACTAGGACATAAACTAACTAGCGCCTGAAGTCCGCAATAAGACTATTGGTAGGTAGATATATGAACAATATAAGTATATCTACACGAAAGGAAAGGAAGTGGAGTAAGCCCACTAATAAAACTTACAAAGTAGAAGTAAGGTTACTTTAGTACCAAGGTTTGCTATAAATAATTAGGTTAGGAGCTATGCACTCCAGCATAGAGCAGGATCCTACGCGCATCCTAGAGGCCGACACGAAGCAGATTGGAATTAAATCTGTGTATTGCTATACTATAGTAGTCTGTATATGGAGAATATAAGACAATAAATCTATTCGGTATAAGTGCCTACGCTGAAACGAACAGCTATAACAAATAAGGTGAGTGTAAACATGTTTAACTTTAAAACAATTGGGAAGTTCAATGGTAGTAGGTTTGACAAACTTACAAGCCACCCCGCTATCGAAGAATCTTGCTACATGAAATTCTGTAAACTAATATGCGCAACATATTAGCCAAGGAGATCGCTGAGACTAATTTTAGTACCTCTCATTAGGGTACTGGTTGAATGGTTGGAAATACCATAAGATGAAGTAGTAACCCGAGATTTATCGCAATGTCGGAAGTGAATCTGTCCAAAAGTGGGCGTCTTGAAAAATTAGACGGCTTTTGTATTAGTGTTTTAGTAACGTTTCTCAACAGAAACGACCCTCATTCGCTTAGAATGTTGTAAGCCTAAATGCCCGTAGATGATACCATTTCATTGATGATGGAGCTCTTTACATCTTTGCATCAAATCGCGTTGTAAGGTACGGCAAAAAACAGGGAAACGGTAAGGTTACGAGTCCCCTTTAAGTACAATCTCGAAGCCTAAGGAATAATTAACAGATTATTTCATACAATGACATATTTATAAAGTTTTAAGTAGAAGTAGATAAACAGAAGAACAGTTGACTCATACGTCTTATGAGTAAAGTCCTACGGGGAATGCTGAGTAGAGCAATAGCACTACGTTCTAGTAAGCGAGTTCTATTATACTTATACACATTTTATCGTAATTTACAAATTTTATCAGACATTAACAATCGTCGTATTACTGAATACATTATTGAGATTAATTAATTCTTTTCATAGCTTTACTAAAGCGGACTTATAATAAATAAGCAGAATTAGCAGAATATGAGTAATACGTGAATTTTTATTATTTTAGTATTAACAATAGATTGAATATCTCGCTAAGACATCAATCTTAAAATCACATAGGAGATATAAATTATGAATAAACCTTCATTTGACACAGCTTTGATTGCTCCGTATAGAGCAGAAATTGAGACTTGGAACCTTATGGGTCGTAAACTGCTTACTGTAAAGGTAGAGCCAGCTGATCTTGAGTTTAATGATAAGGTCCGGAAGAACGAGTTACGGCTTGTACGGCCTATCATGAAGTATATCATTGAAGAAATTGAAATCTTTGGTAGTCAGATTGTCTGCCTTCCGGATGGAGTTACTCCAGTAATCGAATTGAACAATGATCCGTCATTGCAGTTCAAGATTGGACCGGCTAAATTCAACGAAGTAACTACGGATACTATTCGTCAGGCTGTTGAGTTCAACAGTAAAACTAGTATTGCTGGTCGGGAACCTATCTTCTTCACTGACTATCTTGCACTTGTTGAACAGGTAAATCGTCTGAATGGCTTTGAGATGGAGAAGGCTAATCAGATTGCAGAAGAGATGCTGAATCTCTCTAAGATGTTGCAGGATTTGAATAACTTGCAGACTACAAACTGTGACAAGTACTATGACGAAATTGGTACTCCGTTGAAAAAATAAAAAATAATAAAGAATGAAGATTCTTTCTAACTCTAAAAAACTGTTACTTGAACTCTTACTTAAGGATCATCGTATTAGTAGTGAGATACTACTTAATGGAGAGGTCCCTGCCTATATCAAAGTCCATGACGATGGGTCAGTGACTTTTGGCAGAACTAAGAAAGGATTCTGGAATTGGCTTTTCAAAGATGAGAAGCGATATGAATTCAGAGAGTTAAGTACAATGATGCTTGCTGCATATAGTAAGTATCTACCGCCAAACGAATATCTTAGTAATATTCTAACTAAGAATATCATTGAAGATGCTTATAAAAAACATGACTATGAATCTGTTATTGATCGATTTGCATTATATGCCTTTCTAGGTGTAACAGAAGGTGATTATGTAATAGACAAAATTAAGCTGATAGACGAAGACACACAACAACAGCAGAAAAAGAATGTGCGTGGTCGAAGAATTGGAAATACAATAGGTTATCTTGATCTAGGTGGAGGATCTTTACCAGTAGGTATTTCTATAGTCGAAAACGACTAAATATCATTCATGAATAAGTATTAGCAGATGGACGCTTATTCATACTTAAGATTGAATAAACTCATTAGAAGAGTAATTAAGTATTTTATACAAGTAAAGAAGTTAGATGTAAATACTTCTTTATAAGTATAAAAGAAAGAAGAAATGATAATGTTTATATAAAACCACAAGAGCCTAAGACGATGGGTCAGGTATCTTGGTTTTATGGCATGATGTTGGAATTGGTAGACAAGACAGACTTAAACTCTGTTAGGCATTAGCCTGTGCGGGTTCGATTCCCGCTCGTGCTACATATGCCTCTAGATGATGACTGTAAAGTTAATAAGGCAAGCCTAAAATAATAAAGGCTATTCTTTCGATAGAACTAGAGGCGCTACAGGTAAGCGATTTTCTAATATACAATTGATCAAATTATTAACAATTAAAATCAATTATATATGACGAAATCAATTACAACAGATATTAAACCAAACACACTCATTACAAAACGTGATAGTATTACAAGTGAAATCTCTCGATATTGGAAGATTATTGCTACAGAGAATGTAATTAAGAAAGGAGTTTCTCGTAACTACGATCTTAAGAGTTTATTAGTACGTATTAAAGCATTATACGATCAGCTTATACTTATTAAGCTTCGTATTCAGTGTGCAAATATGGGAATGAAACTTAAAGATCTTCCTAAAGACGCAAACATTATTAACATTTATAAGCTATCTGCTTTAAATGAGTATTATGTAAAGCTTGACGAGATGATGAAAAAGCATACTATCAATCCTATTCTTAAAGCTAAGAAAGGTAAACGAAATCTAGGTATTACAGAAGAGATTACTCGTAATTACTTCCGTAATAAACAAAGCGAGTGTTTGATTACATTGAATGAACTGCGTAAAGCTATTGCAGACTTTAATGATAATACAGATTTAAGCGATGACACAGCACCTTTATACTTAGTTGTTGCTTAATATGTAACAAAATCCATAATATTAAATTTATTAAATCAAAAGAGCAGGTAAGTATTTACTTGCTCTTTTATAAAACTATTAAATTATGAATAAGACTGATCAACAGAAAAACAATAAATATATTAATTACTGGACAGAGTCTGGTAAGTCAGCAAAAGAAGCTAATCAATCTATTAAGATTGCTAAGACTATAACTTATAAAGATAAAAGTGGTAAAATACGTAGTATAACTACATATCATCATCCTACTTTAAAAGAGATTACGTTAAGTAAACCTCATATTAAAGACTATAGTCTAACAAAGGAACAGAAAGAAGAACGTTTTAATAATGCTCCATTTAGTGAGTATCACAATAAACTTATTAATCTTACTTATAGTAAGGAGAATAAGATTGCTAAGCAACAAGCTCAGATTGCAGCACATAATAGTAAAATAGATTCTATTATATGTAATACTAGAGCAAGAAAACTAGCTACTGCTAGAATTAGACGAGAAAATTGTCCTAATATACTTATAATACGCAGAGAGGATAGTAAAGGTCTTCCTTATGACTTTAGCTGTAATCCTTCTAGAAAGAGCCTAGAAGAGCTTAGAAGAGATGCTCTCGAAATGTTACCTATATTTAGTAAGTCTATGAAGGACTTCTTCAGTATTGAGATTTGGGAAGCATCAGAATATGCAAATAAGTATCATGGCGGTAATTATCGTTATTGCTTATTTAGAGATAAAGAACAACGACTTAATGCAGCATAATATGAAAATAAGTTCTTTAGACGCTATTTCTATTAAAAAGGAATCAGCTAAATTAATTAAAGTAAACACTGAGATAAGAGAAGGACAAGCAGTCTTCATTGTAGCTCAGGAAAAGTTCCCTAAAGCGGTCACTAAACTTAAGAATACTAAGTATGATTGCTTCTATGAAGATTCTAGAATAGATTTATTTCTATCAGAATTACAAAATTATGATGCTGAGTAAAGCCTCTTACTTAAAAGTAATGTAACTCAGTTTTTAGCCAATCTGGTGAGATTCCAGAGGTGGTCTTCTGTATAGCTCAAAAAGAGGTAGAGCCGTAGCAATATGTAAGTCTATGTGAGTGTCAGTTCGAATCTGACTACAGAAACAAACTAAACTTTAATTTTATGCAAATACGTGGAAAAACGGTATTTGTATTCGATATCGAAGTATTTCAAAATATCTTTCACTGTTCTGTTAAAAATACAGAAACAGGAGAAATATACAAATTTGAAATCTCTGAAAGAAAGAATCAACTAAGAGAGTTAGTTAAGTTCTTTAAACAAGTATCTTCCTATATAAAATGGGGAGACTTCTACGGAACAGAATTAGTAATAGATTCAGATGTTATCTTTTGTGGATATAATAATCTACATTATGATAATCCTATAATAAATTATATTATAGAGTATGAAGATAGATTAATGAAATATAATGTAGCTACTATATGTAGTTCTATATTTAATCTAAGTAAAACTATTACTACTTCCACAGAAGATAATATAGATGCTTGGAAACATTGGAAGTATCAGATATGGTTTGATACTTTTGATTTACTTACTATGTTATACTCTAGTAAACTTAGAGTAGGCTTGAAGGAAATCCAAGTAACTATGCAATATCCTAATGTACAGGAATTTGTATGTGATTGGGATAAACCTCTTCCATTAGAAGATTTTGATAGTATGATAGACTATAATATAAATGATATTGAGTCTACTACAGAGCTTTTAAATAGGTGTAAAAAAGATATTGATTTACGTATAGCTATTGAAGACGAATATGGAGTAAGAGTTCTCAGTAAAGATGGTGTAAATATTGGAATGAAGATTTTAACTCAGAAGTATCTAGAAAAGACAGGTTTGTCTTGGTGGGATATTGAAGGATTAAGATCTCCAATGGATTATATTCCTTTAAAGGATGTAATACTACCATTTATTAAATATGATAGTCCTATATTACAGAAAGTACTAAATGATATGAAAAGTCAAATAGTATCTCCTGGTAGGAAAGGATATGAGAACAACTTTGTATTTGAAGGATTACGCTATACTGTAGGAGTAGGAGGAATTCATTCTAAGAATGATCCAGAAATAATTATTCCTAAAGAAAATGAGATGCTTATAGACATCGATGTCGCATCACTATACCCAAGTATGTTAATTGAATATGGATTCTATCCTAAACATTTAGGTCCAGAGTTCTTAGAAGTATATTCTCAGATTAAAGAAGAGAGAATAGAAGCAAAACATAATGGAGATAAAGTGAAGAATGAGACATTAAAGTTAGCGTTAAATGGTTTATCAGGTAATCTACAAAATGAACATAATTTTTGTTATAGTCCTGAAGCAGTAATGAAAATCAGGATAAATGGTCAGCTACTATTACTTATGTTAGCAGAGAAATTAACACAAGTAGGATGCCGAATCGTCCAAGCTAATACAGATGGTTTATTTGTATTACTTAAGAAAGATAGCTATCAACAAGTTAACACTATTTGTAGAAATTGGGAACAACTTACAAAACTTACTCTTGAAGAAGAACGTTTTGAAGCTATGTACCAATATGCAATTAATGATTATATTGCAGTTAGAGAAGGATATAAGGAAACTAAGAATCCTGATCTAATTAAAACAAAAGGTATGTTTATTACTAAAGTATTGTTAGGAAAAGGATTATCTGCAAAGATAATACCCGAAGCTATAATTAAATACTTTGTAGATGGAATACCAGTTGAACAGACAATTAAAGAATGTGAAGATATACGTAAATTCCTAATGTCTGAGAAAACTGGTAAACAATGGCATGTTGAATATATGAATGAAGAGCAACAAAGAACTAACCGTTTCTATGCATCTACTAATGGTGGATATCTATGGAAATGGAAAGATAATAATGGAGTACCAGCATATCAAAATATGCTTACTGCTTCTGGTGTTACTCTTCTAAATAAGTTTGACAATAAGCCAATTGAAGAACGCAAAATTAATTACCGATATTATCTTAAGGAAGCTCTTAAGATAATTGAGGAATTACAACCAAGACAATTAGAACTGTTTTAACAGAATCTAACATATTGTATCAAATTCTATAATTGTCATAAACTTTAATGCTTATGATACTAGAACTAGATACATCTCTATTAAATAAATTTAATTTATCAATAAATCAACTAGTATTTATTTCTCTTGTATTGAATGATAATCAAATAAATAGTCAAGACATTCATGAACTTCTCAGCCGAGTTAATGAAGAAGAGATACAAGAGTTAATTAATCGTAACATTGTTGTAGTAACTACTTCTGACAACAATAAAATTTATAGTCCTTCTGAAGAACTACTTGAAACTATTAAGAAAGATAGAGAAAGTATGTTTGACGAGTTCTATGAAGTATTTCCAGTTTATGTTATAAGACCTGATGGAACTAAAGGTTTTTTAAGGGCAAATGTAAATAAATGTAGAAAAGAATATAACCGTATCATAGGTAAATCCAAAGCAATGCATGAACATGTCATGGCTTGTCTGAGGTACGAAATTGATAATAAAATGCAAACAGGCAAAATAGGTTATATGAAAACTATGTGGAAATGGCTCACTCAACATGAGTGGGAATGTTACGAGGAACAAATGAACACTGAAACAACTGAATATTGTGGTTATGGAGAAAATACAATTTAAACCTATATCTTCAGTAGTAGATGAATCTGTTCAGTATATTAAAGATAGAAAAGAGAAGAAAATAACGTCCTTAAAGACAGGATGGAAGAAGTTTAATTTCGCTACTGGTGGAATTGAACCTAATATGATCTTTACTATTGCAGGTATATCTGGTTCAGGTAAATCTTCATTTGCAAATACGCTAATATTTGATTTAATTGATCTTAATCCTAATCAGAAAATCAAAGTTCTTTATTTCTCATTTGAAATGGTAGGCTATCGAAATGTAGGTAGAGCTATTAGTAATAGAGTGAGAAAAACTGTATCTGAATTATACAGCGGTAAAGAGACTTTAGAGGATGAAACATTCAAGAAAGCTTTATCGGAAGCTGAAGTATTAAAAAAGTATCCAATATACTTTGTTGATACTCCTCTAAGTGTCGAACAAATAGAACAAGCAATTGATGAATTCCACGATAGTATTGATAAGGATACTTGGCTAATAGTAGTATTAGACCATGTATTACTTGTTAATGGAGATGGTGGAGAAAGAGCGGTAATAATAGATTTACAGAAAATGTTTATTCGTAAAAAGAAATTATCTAATACGAGTATTATACAACTTTCACAGATGAATCGAAATATTGAAGCTCCTGATAGGATAAATAATCCTTCAAGTCATTTTCCAATGAGGAGTGACTTGGCTGCATCTGATGCAATATTCCAAGCGAGTGACTTTGTAATAGCAATTCATCGCCCAGAACTATTAAATTTAGCTATATACGGTGTTAAGCGCTTACCTGTAAAAGACAAAGTATATCTTCACTTTCTTAAAGTAAGAGATGGAGAACCTTGTATATTAGAATTTAACAACGAGTTAAAATACGGCAATTTAATAGAGACTGAAAGTACTACATCAGAGCAGAAAGTAGTATTTAACAATAAAATAGGCTGAAATTATGGGAAAATATTTTACAGTAACTCTTCCGAATAAAAAGTGTGATAAAAAAGGTATGTATAAGAACTATCTGTTAAAGCGTTTAGCTTTAGCTTATCCAGAATTGTTGATTGATGGTATCGACACAGAAGAGACTCCCTTTAGTTACCAATATATTGGACCGAACGATAAGATTCGTTTCGGTGCAGATATCTATTCTCCTTGTGACGTAGCTAAGTATCGTAAATGTACTTATTGCCCGTATAAGGTAGACAATTACAATCTTGCAACTCAGTTTGATCTTGCAATGAAGAAACTTGATGACTATGCAAAAATGCGTCGTAGTTGTCATAAACCGCTTTATGATTTTCGTTTGCCGGATGGTACTCCGGTTAAGGAATACGGAAATTTCATCCAGGTAGGCTATAAGCTTATCCCGAAATACAATCGTAATTATATTATCAGTATGCCTGAAGAAGATCAGGCAATTATCAATAATATTATTATTATGATTAATAATAGCACTGAAATTAATGCAACTCTAAATATCTAATTTTACTTTATTTATCATATATTTCCAAATTTTGTCATATACTATCATATCATAAAAGTAAAATAGGTAAAAACCTATTTTAACATGTTAGTACTACCAACAGAAAAAAATAAGCCAAGAGTACAGAATCCAAGATTTTTAATATTCTTTGGCAAACCTAAATCTGGTAAAACTACATTACTATCTATGCTTGATGGTTGTCTAATTATAGACTTAGAAGGTGGCTCTGAATTCTTAGAGGCACTTTCTATTCAAGCACGTAATATTAATGATTTGGCTGAGATAGCTAATCAAATTAGGCAGAAGATTTCTCAAACAGGTCAAAAGCCTTATAAATACATAGCTATAGATAATGCTACTCGATTAGAGGAAATGTGTCTAGGCTATGCAGCTACACTTTATCGTCAGACTCCTATGGGTAAGACATATAAAGGAGAAGACATTAGAACATTACCAAATGGTAGCGGTTATCTATATCTTAGACAAGCTGTACGTAAGGTCATAGATATGTTTAAAGAGCTTTGTGATAATTTTATCTTAGTAGGACATACTAAAGATAAGATGATTAACAAAGAGGGAGAAGAACTAACAGAAATGGCTCTAGATCTTGTAGGTAAGTTAGGAGACATAGTATGTGGTGAAGCTGATGCTGTAGGTTATGTGTATCGTAAAAAGAATGAAACAATAGTTTCATTTGAAGGAGGAGATAACTCTATACGAGAAGCAAGAGCCCCTCATATTAGAGGAAAGAAGATAGTAATAGCAGAAAGTGATGAAAATAACAAGATTACTACCCATTGGGATAGAATCTATTTACCAGAATAAAAAAGGAAATAAGATATGTATAGTAAAGAAAGAGCGCAACAAGTAACAAAGAATGACGTTAAGTTTATCCCCGCAGGTATTCAAGAAAATGTAGCACTTAAGAGTGCACGTGTAGCAGAATCTCCTACAGGTAGAAAATTCTTTGAGGTAACATTTGAGAAAGACGGAGCAACATTAGTACAAACTGAGTGGAAACCTGATAATAAGAATGGTGAACTCAGTGATGAAGCAGTGCAGAAGAAAGAAGATAATCAATTTTCTCGTATTATGCAGTTGTTGCTTTGTTTCTATAAGGATGAACAACTTGTATTTAACGGTACTAAATTTGAAGAATTCTCTAAAGAAGTAGTAGATTATTTGAATAATGCAGATAAGTCTAAACTTCTAAGAGTCAAAGTTGTATATAACGATAAAGGGTATACTACTCTTCCGTCATATGCAAAATATACATTTGTAGAACCTATGGTATTACCTGAAGGACAGACTTCAGCTATTACTGAATTACGTATTGATAACTTTGCTAAGCCTATTGTTGCAGATGTTGAGACACCTGTAGCAAGTATTGGTTCAACTATGAGCAGTATAACTCCTACTATGGAAGCTGCAGTTACTAATACTACAGAAGCAAATCCTTACGGTTTGCCGTTCTGATAAATTCTATAAATGAAATAGCTACCTACGCTAGGTAAATATAGCGATACGAGGGTTATATACTATAAAGTGTATAATCCTCGTTTTTATTTTGTATAACTAAAATCAATTTATAATGCGTTTATCAAAATTTATTAATAAAACTTTCCTTAAAAAAGTAGGTAAAGAAGCAGACATAATAGACTCTAACTATACAATTCAAAACATTAATATTAAAGATGGACATAATATTAAGCGTGATGAGTTAAAAGAAGGAGACATTGTTTATGCAGCTATTTCTACTACTATTAAAGAAAATGGAAAGAAGAAACGATTAAATCAGAGAAAAGATATTTACCAGTTAAAAGACTCGTTTGGTAAATTTGTATTTATCGATTATCTTGGTAACGAGTACAAGACATCTTTAACTGCTATTAAGATAGTTCATTGTATATCTCTCAAACAAAAAGAAGCAGAGATAAATGAATTACTCGATAAGTATGAAAAAGAACAAATAGAAGCAGAAAGACTAAAGTATCTAGAGGACAGTAAGAACTTAGGATTTAAATTTACTGACCTTGAGCCAGAAGACAAGTTACGTAAAACTATAGATTCTGGCATAAAGAATATATGGATGGTTGGTCCTGCAGGATGCGGTAAAAGTACAATGGCAAGAAATGTTGCAATAGACATGAATTTGCCATACTTATGTATTAGTTGCGGTATTGGGACTTCGGCTACTGAGTTTATTGGTTATAAGTATCCGACACGTGAAAGTACTCGATTTGGAGAATTTTACGCTAAACCATCTATTATATTGATTGACGAGATAACAGCTTTAGATCCTGCTGTGGCGCAGATTCTAAATGCAGCGTTAGCTAATGATGAAATTGAGACAACCACAGGCTTAGTTCATCGGCATCCGGAATGTATTATTATTGCTACTAGTAATACTTTTGGTTTCGGTTGCGATCGTCAATATGTAGCAAATAACCAGTTAGATGCGTCAACTATAGACCGATTTATAGGCGGTATTGTAGAGGTTACGTATTCTGCTAAGTATGAGAGTAAATATGACACTGAAGTTGTTAATTATGTCTATGCTCTTAGAGAATTTGTACAAGAACAAGGCATACGAAAAGTATGTTCTACTCGCATGGTGCAAGCAGGGCATAGACTAAAATATAGCCACTTCTTAGATTGGAAATGGCGTCTAATTATTAATTGGACAGACAATGAGAAAGAACAGCTAACTCGTTGGCTAACAAATAGAGAACAAAGACTTAAAACAACTAAAGTGTAATATGACGAAATTAACTTATACATACGATAGTATTAGTAAGTTTTATCAAGATGCTCTTAATCCTACTCCTGAAGGTAATATACAAGATACGTTACAGCATTTAATAAGGGAAGAGGAATCTTTTAGAGGTATGGATATAGCTAATATTAAGAAGAATCAATATGGCTATAAGGAAGGCTTAGATAGATTAGAAAAACTTAATCTTAATTTAAGTCTTGGAGGATCTAAAAGAGATTACAAATGGGATGAATTAGACGGTGATGATATGAATTATGACCGTCTAATAGAAGGTTTTCCAGCTATGAAAAAACGAATTAAAACTCATGGAATTGGAAGTGGACGTTTAATAAATGTATATGTTGTCATATCTGAAAATTGTAATATAGGTTCTGAAGAAATGCTTAATAAAGCATATACAGCAATGCAAATTGTTGATTTACTTGAGAATTTAGGTTATAGAGTAGCGGTATACTCATGTGATTCTACTTTAGATAGTAGCGGTACTTATAAAGGAGAGTCTAATGTAAGATATGAGGTGTATGTATGTCTTAAACGACACGAAGATTCGTTAAATAGAGGATTAATACTTAATGGTATTAGTCCTTGGTTTTTTCGCTATTATATGTTTGCTCATCAGAAGGGTAGATATAAAAATGGTTGGGGAATGGGAAGAGCTGTTCCATTAGATATAAAACAGACTAAAGAAAACATTGTAATCAATCATGGGGAGTGTCTTAATAAAGACTCAGCTAATATTAAGATTAAGAAAATACGAGAATTATTTAAAGTAGACTAGGAGACGTTATGCCATAAAGAGCAGCTATGCCTTAATCCCGCATAGTGGTGTACAAAGATAGGTGTGAGTCCTATGATACGATAGTTTACTTTACGGTTTGAAAGAAATTAGCTTTAATTTGTTAAAGATTTATTTGCTTTCTATTTTTATAAAAATTATCTAGGTAATACACGGATTCTATTTTAGAAAGACTATTGACGATATTCCTTTATAATTATTGTGCGAACACAGACTGAAAAAGTATAATTCGGGGACTAGCTAACATTTACTAACTAAAAAATAAGGAAATGAGAATTAGTACATAAAAAGATTTACAAATAATAACAAATATTATCCTATAGTAGTGAGAGTACATAGGATATACGGGGGATGCGTTAACTGTAATGGAGTAGTACAGGCCTCTAGGAGGTAGCGTGTGGTGTGGTTCGAATCCATCCTCTCCCACAATTAATTATACAACAATATGTATGACAAAAGAAGGGTTAAAATCCCTACTGATATTACTTTAGATTATATATTATCTAAAGTAAGTGAGTATGATATATATGCTCACTACCTTGGACAGTTTAAGGTTGGTGCTATATATAATAGTCCATTTCGTAAGGATAAGAATCCTTCTTTTGGAATCTATTATAGCAAGAGAACTAAACAGTTACTATTCAAGGACCATGGAACAGGTGAATGTGGTAATATAGTTAAATTTGTATCATTGTATACAGGTTTAACAAATTATAATGATATACTAAAAGATATTGTTAAACAGCTTAATATTACTACAGACACTAAACTCGATAGCTCTAAGCAATATATACCTTCATCTGAGACTGTAATTGGTATAGTAAGACAGAAATTTACTCCTACTGATATCAATTACTGGTCTCAGTTTAATATCTCTGAAAAGACATTAAAGAAATTTAATGTAAATAGTATTAAGTATTACTTATGTAATGGAATAGTTAAGGGAATATATAAAGAAGATAATCCAATGTATGCTTATAAAGTGTATAATAACTTTAAAATATATAGACCTTTAGCTGATAAATATACTAAATGGAGGAATAACCTCACTGAGTATGACATACAAGGATATGCTCAATTACCAAGTAAAGGTGATACTTTGATTATAACTAAAAGTATGAAAGATGTAATGTGCCTCTATGAAATGGGAATACCAGCTATATCTCCTTCATCGGAGAGTACATTTATACCTAATGATATATTAGAAGGCCTTAAGAAGCGTTTTAAGCGTATTATCATTCTATTTGATAGAGATAATGCAGGTGTAAAATATCTTCGCAAAATGAGCCTTAAAACAGGCTTAGAAGGGCTTTTAGTACATAAGAAATTCAAAGCTAAAGATATATCTGATGCTATTAAAGCAAATAGTTTTGAAGAAATAAAAGAATGGTTATATGGCGAAATTAAAAAGCAAAATACCAAAGAAGAAAAAAAATTAGGGGAAAGTAAGGAATGCAACTCCTAATGTATATGATGGAATTAAGTTTAGAAGTAAACTTGAAACATATACATATAAAAAACTTAAAGAAGCTAATATACCAGCGCAATATGAAGCAATCCACTTTGAATTAATACCTAGATTTGAATATAATGGAGAAAAGGTAAGAGCTATGACGTACTTACCAGACTTTATTGGAGAAGACTTTATAATAGAATGTAAAGGCTTAATGGGTGATTCATTTCCTTTGCGTTGGAAAATCTTTAAATATACTCTTATGAAGAGTAATGCTAAGTATAAGCTATACTTAGTAAGAAACCAAAAACAAGTTGATCAAATGATCAATGAATTAAAAACTAAAAAATAACAGATTATGTCAGAATTTATTAAAGTAGGCAACAAGATAGTAACAAAACCTAATGGTTTAGATTGTGATTTAGTAAACGGTAAAGTATACAACTTAAAGTTTGATAGATTTGAAGTAGGAGTATTCCTTGAAGAAGATGGATCACTTAGCCTACCTAAGAAAGTTTACACAACTAAAGACGATGAAATCTTTGTAAAACGTGTAATTAATTACTTTAATAATACTAGTAAACTATCTACTGGTGTAATGCTTAGTGGTATCAAAGGCACTGGCAAAACTGTTATGGCTAAAGTCATTGCAGAAAAGTCTAATCTTCCCATATTTGTAGTAGATGAAGATTTCCCTACACATATGATTAATGATTTCTTTCGTAAATTTTCTACTCCGGTAGTAGTAATTTTTGATGAAGTAGATAAACACTGGGATACAGAAGACTTATTAGGATGGTTAGATGGTGTGCAGACAAATGCAAAGAAGTTAGTTCTTTTCACATGTAATAATGAAGAAAGAGTTAACTGCTATCTAAAAGATCGTTGTTCTCGTGTTCGTTATAGTCGCCATTTTGAGCCTAACGATAACGCTCGTTTCCTTAAAGAGATTTTAAAGGATAAAGGTATAGAAGAGAGTAATATTGATTCTATTTATAAATTTATTGTAAGTAACTTTAACTTATTATCTATTGATAATATCTTATCATTTATTGATGAGAAGTTAATGTTCCCTGAAATATCTAATGCTGATCTTCTAAAGGATCTAAATATTACTACAAAAGAAGAAGAAATTGTAGAATATGATTCTAATGAGGATTACGAAGATGATGATGATGATAACGATGACGATATGTGGGATGACGATGATTATGAAGATGAAACTGAACATCTTATAATTAATCTTAAATCAGCTGCGTAATAACAAATAAGGCTAGTAGAAATACTAGCCTTTAAATTTTAACTATGAAAATATGTAGTTTAAGTGATATACATGGTTCATTTATAGATATACCAGAATGTGATGTATTGTGTATTGCAGGAGATATCGTTGATTTAAATAATCAACGATCTATAGAAGCATCTAGACATTGGTGGTATAATAGATTTACTAATTGGGTAAACAGATTACCATGTAAGAAAGTTATTATTACTCCCGGTAATCATGACTTTTTCTTAGAAGATGCTTATAATAAAGGTTATTATAGTGAGTTAAAACAAGATTTATCTGTAAGAACTAATGGTAAATTAGTTATATTAATAGATGAACAATATACTTATGAAGGTATAAAGTTTTATGGATGTCCTTATATTAAACCTATATCATTTCAAAAAGGTAGATGGGCTTTTGAGGATAGAGGAGTAAATGTAGGAGAAATAGATCCAGATACAGGTGAAGAGAATACTTCTGATGAAGTAATTACTCATTATAATAAGATACCTAATGATATAGATATCTTAATTACTCATGATAACCCATTTAACAATGAGTTATTAGGAAATGTAGCTAAACATAAGATAGCTCATTTCTATGGACATTGGCATGAAGGACCAGAGTTAAGAAAATCAGGTTATTATAATTGTTCATTATTAACTGATATGTATAATAATAAGGATAATTATGAACCTGTAATTATAGATACAGAAGAACAAGTTATAGAAGAAGACGATATACCTTGGGAAACTAATTTAAATACTGAAGAAGAAAGTAAACGAGGCATTAATGATGCGAAAGTTTAATTCTTACATTGAATCAAAATTAGTTGAAGGAGAAGAAGAAAAAGAAAAATATTTAAACCTTATAAAAAGTAACTTAGAAACTGGAGATTTCTATAGTGCTCATTGCTACTTTGGTATGTATCTAGATAGCAAAAGAGAAGTTGAACAAACTGAGGCTTTTAAAGATTTTGTACTAAGTGAAAAAAATAATACAGAAAATTAAACATTTCTTTATTAGAAGAAAGATTAAAAGGAGAAATAGAGAGCGTAATAGCGGGGATATGTTTCTTGCATTTGCTATTTTTATTATAATAATTAGTTTATTTGCAAAAAATGATGAAGATTGATATCCCATATTATGAAGATAATACACGCATTAGTAATAGTGCAATAGGATGGTTTCTTAAGAAAGGGCCTAGATATCTTCGTGATATGCTAGACGGAAATGAAGAAGGTATATCAGGTAAGTTCCTTGAAAAAGGAACTATGATACATGAGTATATTCTTCAACCAGAAGAATTTTGGAAAGACTATGAAATATTAGATTTTGAAGTTCCAAAAGTAAAACAACAGAAAGATTTATGTGAGTATTATAGTACTCATAAATTAACTGATCCTTTAATAGATGAGGAGAAGCTATTACTAGATGCATATAATAGCTCTTATAGTAATAGTAAAGGAGTAGATATAAAGAGATCAGAAGCAAAGCATATTGTAGAAACTTATAGTCAATATATTACTTATTTACAAATAAGTTCTACAAAGAAGGTTATTTCATTTGCTGATTTAACTATGCTAAAGCAAATTAAGGAAAATCTACAAGAACATGTAGCAGCAAATAATTTGCTGTTTAATGTTCCAACTACATATACCTGTCATAATGAGTATCATATTAATTGGGATTTATATGATGTAAAATGTAAATCTTTACTTGATAGAGTAATGTTTGATCATGTTAATAAGAAAATCATTTTGATAGACCTTAAAACTACTAGTGATGTTTATAATTTTAAACATTCTGTAGAAGAATTCGATTATTACAGGCAAATAGCTTTTTACCTTTGTGCTATTACTTGGTATATGCTTAATGAATTAAATCTTAATCCAGATGATTATGATTTTGAAGCGTATATTATTGCGATACAAACAAATGGAAAATACGAAGTTAGAGTATTTAATATGTTTAACGAAGAGGAGTTACTCAAACGTAGAAATATTATAGCAGATACTTTAAAAGAAATTTCATATCATATCAGTTCAGACAATTGGGAACATACTCGTAAATATTATGAGAATGATGGAATTGAAGAATTATATAGCTAAAACTGATAATGATTTAGACATTGAACTTGCATTTAATAGTTGTACAATTATTAATCCTGCAGATGAAGTAAATGAAAATGAAATTGAAGAGATAGAAAAAGTAACAGAAGATCATGTTGATATTGAGGAAGCAGCATGATAGATTTTAATAAGCACAATAAAGGGCTACGATTATACGCAGCTCTTTTTGAATTAAATCCTCATATATTTGATACTGATAAATTTGTAGATATAGTTATATTAGGCAATAATAGTATAGGCTTAATATATAATTTACTATATGATCAGTATATTATTTCAGAAATAATACAAAATAAATTTTATTATAATAAACGTTCCATTGATTATAATGGAGCAAAAGAATATGCTTATATATTTACTTTATTTGATAAGGAGTATATAGATATATATAAGGATATTTATACAAATGGTTCTTTATTACTACATAATAATTTTTATGTAAAGATTTGTATTATTTGGAAAGATTTTTTAGACTCTTCTTTTTTTGATTGTTTAAAATATGAAGCATGTGAATAGTGCCAACAAAAAAGCCAGGTATAATAGCCTGGCTTTATTTTTAATTATTTGCAATTTGTTTATCGTAATATCTACGTTTACTTGGAATATCATTAAGTTCAATGATATTTTTAAGAGGAGTAGATTGCCAAATTGCTTTTTCTAATTGTGTATCTCCTTTATAGGCACCTCTAGTTATTATTTTATTCTTATCTTTTTCATCTGTAAATAATCCATAGAATTGCTCTATTGGATAAGATACTATTGCTCCAAAATTGTCTATTAAACTATATAATGGAGTAGGAGTTTTAATAGTATTATATATATCTGTAAGTTTATAAGGAGCTCCAGATTCAAATGATGTTCTAGCCATAACATAAGCAAATAAATTAAGTAATTTATTACGCTTATCGTCATCTGCAGCCTATCCTGTTATATAAGCTAAAAATGGCCACAAAGCTAATATCATTGTAAGTTCTATTTTAAGTTTTTTAAGATTTGTTCTAGTAAGTTCATCTTCTATTCCTTTATTCAATATCAATTGATTAAAAGTAGAAGTTAGAATAGATAAACCTGAATTATCTTTATAAATATTACTAAATACTCTTAATGGAGTTCTTAACAAACCTTCTACATATCTCTATGAAGTATAATCCCATTGTTTACTCATAGTCCATCTTTCCTACATAATAACAGGAATATACTATCTATGCATCATACACATAGCGCCAAATACATTAGAACTAAACTATGCTTTCTATAATGAGGTAAGCATACCATCTGCAGATGCTGAAAGATTTCTAGCTGTATTTCCTATTATAAACTTAACTTTATCTATAGCTTTCTAATCTTTAGGATCTATAGCTATTAACTTATTATTTATAAACTTAATTGAAGCTTTAAATGATTTATATTTATTCCATTCATCCTTAGTATTTTCAGTTCTTCCATACTTTGCAAAATATTGCTCTTTAGAAATAAACTCACCGTTTACATTTCTATAGTTGTACATAACAGAATTTAGAATTTGTCCTTTTATAAAATAATCAGAAGCTGAATAGACTCCGAATGCCCATTCATTCTACAATACGTTCAAATATCTGTTACGGTTAGTATTCTTAAATAAACTATCTATAGTAGAACCTACTTCAAAGTAATCCATTAATGCCATCTAAGTACTCTTATAGTTTTTATTACCGGCATTTATACCATATCTAAACAAATCGTAGATTAGATCTTTAAAACCATATACTGCATCAGAAAAATCATAATATCTACCAGTAAGAGCGTTTACAAAATGAGAATGTAAAGCTGTAAAAAAACCAGTAAAGGCACAAGCAAAATTCAAACCCAAGTTTCTAAGAGTACCATATATACGAAGATTATTGAATAATTTTGTGATATTGTATTCTCTTTCTCCAATAGAAAAAGTAATAGCATTAAGTTTAACATCATATACATTCATATCGATAAACTTCTTAGCGAATTGATATATATTTGTCTACTCTCCAGATTTAGGTTCTATTTTCTACTTAAATAGTTTTTTCATAGTACCAGCTATACCAGTATTAGACCCACTATATCTACGTTGCCCTAAGAATGCTTTAATATTTTCTACTTCTCCTTTTATAGCAGACTTCTATTTGAAGTTTTCGGCCATCTTGAAGTACTAGATAACTGACCCAACCATATCAGCAGATATAGTAGCTGGGTCATCTAAGTCTTTAATAAAATACTAAGGAACCATTGCTAATGATGTACCATCTGGTGCTGTTTTTACCTTCTGCTACATACCTTGGTCATCTCCTTTAACTGACACTCCATCTAAAAGATAATTACCAGTAGCTTTAAACGGATTATAATTATGAGCGATTAAGAATTTATACCATGAACCAGATATTTGTGGTAGTTTATATTTATTTAACCCATGTAAATTATCTAATTTACTATTAGACTCTTCCATAGTATCAATAATGGCCTATCTTAATTCTTTAAGCTCCTCATTTTTCATGATAGATTTATATGCTTTACTATTATCATAAAGAGATTGTTTTGGTTGATAATATTCATCATTAGTTCTATCAAAATTTTTATTATAAAAAGGAGATTCTTCTGATATTTCCGAAAAGTTCATGGACGGCTAAACAGTTACGTATTTATCATCCTTAGGAACTATTTTAGTATAATAAGATTTAGGATGCACTCTACCCTAAGAGTCTCTATATGTATGCCTAAGTTCAAAATCCTGCAATGTACCAGGAACTTCTTCATCTTTCATTAAGGCCTCTCTGTAATCTCTTTTATATTGCTCAGTAGGAACTATTTTTGCTATATCTTCAAATTTAAGACCATGTTTACTTTTGTCTATTTTTTTAGATTTACGAATAGTTCTCATTCTAGCATCTAACCTGTTAATAATATTCATAACAGAGTTAGGCATCAGATTAGTATTAATCTCGCCAGTTTTATCATCTCTAAAAGTATTAAGTATTTCCCTTTTTTGACAGTTTAATTCTTCATACTTTTCTCCATAAGAACTTCTATCTATTTTAGACAATAAATCATAAAATTCCTCAGAATAAACAGTACGAGTATTTCTTTCATACCATTTATTATAGTCTTTATTGCTAAGTTGTTTTTCTTTCTACTTACGTACTTCTTCAAATTTCTGTAAGTTAGTTTTCATTTTAAGACCTTTAGCTATCTTATCGTTTAATTCTGATAATTCGTCAGCTATCTGTCTTTCGATTGACCCTTCTGGTTTTTCATTACCCATTAAATCGTACTTACTAGATAACTATTTCTTTTCTAAGAATAGTCTCTATAACTGGTTCCATTCAGAGTCAGTAAATTTTTCATACTAAACTATACCGTCAATAGTTTTATATTTACTAGTAAGATCTCGAATTTTAATCATAATTAGTTCTCTAGCATTAGAAGCCTCATCACTAAGTGCATTAAACATATCATAATACTCTTTAGTATATTTACGCTCACAATGCTTAGATAACCATTCATTACGTTTACGATTATATTGAATACGTAACTCTCTATTTTCAGGAGAAGTTATTTCACCAGGATGAAGACCTAATTCCTATCTGGTTTTCTATAAGAATTCTTTATAGTCTTTTTGAAATTTACCATAATTTCTTTCTCTTACTATATACCCTGTAGTTTTACCATCATCGTCTACTTCAAATAATATTTTTTGATTATTACCAGCTGCCTTTAATTTATTCAACAAATAATGAGCTTTATTAAAAGTATTTGAATTAATAGTATTCTCAGTATTTTGAAGAATATTAAATAAAGTTTTGATAGCTTCGTCATTAATCTTATCACCAGCTCCAAACAACCTAGTAAGAGAAGAGATATCATTATTAGTTTCTTTGGTATTTTCTGCTAAATAATTATATATAGTAGGAGAACCTACCTATAATCCATTCTTTAGCATTATATTCTTTGCATTTTGTACCTACATTCTTTTGACATGATCAGAACAAGCATCTAGAATACTTTTACATATCTATAGGTCAGACAGAAGTTTATCATACTACTTAGTGCCTATTATATTACTATATTCTGACAAGTTTACCAATGACTTATATACTTCATCAGCATACTTGCAATAAAAACCAAAATAGTTTTTATTAAGAGATACTAATCTTTCATTACTTAATGCGTCAGTTTTTCCATTATAAGCGTCTATTACCTCTCTAGCTACAACTCTAATATCATCTTTAAGCTCATTAGTAAAACTCATTATAACTTCTATATCGCTGATTAAGTCATTCTGTAGGTTCTTTATTTGATACTTTATTTGCTCTCTTAATTCAGTTTTCTTAGCAGGATCTTTTTCATCAATAGCATTTAAACGAGATGTCAGCCCTGTTTCAAGATTTTTACGAATATCTTTTAATCTTTCTTCAAGCTCCTCTTTAGTATTGAAATTATACTATTGCTAATGATTCAACATTTGTTCTATTTCTTTACCATTTAGTTCTGTACTAAGCTAGAATTCTCTTTCAAATCTATCATTTATGTGCTCAATACTGTCATGGTTAAAAGATATAAAATCAAATAGTTCACTTCTAAGTTGATCCTATTCTTCTACTGTTAAGTATTCTAAATCTTTTTTTCCAAGTATAAGATTCACCACACTATTCCAGAATGCTTTTACCTTGTCTACAAACTAATCTAATTTATTGTCTTGATTTAAATTACCAGTGAGTAAATAAACAAATTGTTGATTGGTTAAAAACTCTGCAATAAACTCGTGAGCATCATTTAAACCATAGTAAACTCCTTTAAAAGAACCAGATTTATCTCTCTTACTTGAGAATGCATCTGCGTAATATTTACGAATGTCTTCTATTCTATTATAGACATCTTGTTCTAATTTATTTCCTTTACCTTCTTCAACTAAGAATATAGCTCTAGAAGAATATGCATGTACTAATTCGTGCAATATAGAAACAGCGTTATACTGAATAGGCTAATTATTGAATGTATTAGGATTTATTATAATACAATTTTCTTCTGCTTTATAAACCATATAGTACTTAGAACTACTATCTAGTTTAACAAGTACATCTGAATCTTTAAATAAGTCTTTAATTAAATTATTGGGAAGATTATCTTTTAATTTATCCAAAACAACTCCAGCTGGATAAATATCTCCATCTTTACCTAATATCTATTCTATATTGACATAATCTTCTAATTCCTTCTATTTTGAAGGTATGAAAGTAGCAGCCATTTGCTTAATAGTTGCTTCTCTATCTCCTTCGTTTCTTTCAAGTATGTCTGTAAATACTTTAGACTAAGACCCATCAGGGCCCTAGTCTATAGCATAACCATTGTTTTCAGATATGACATAATAAGCAGCATCTTCACCTATTACTTGTGCTACTTCATCAAAAGCTGCTTTAACTTCTTTATTATTTAAATTCAAACACTGCATAATTATTCACATTCTTTTTTACGTTTTTTACCTAATTCTACTAAAGCACTCATATCTTCTATATTTGTACTTTGTTGAGTACCTTGTATAATAGATTCCTATGGAGATAAATTCATACCAAATGTTTCAGTTAATTCACTTATGTCTTCTACACTCTATACAAAATCCATTATAGCAGCATTAGCATCGAAATCTTCAGTTTCAATAGTACCATATACAAAGTCAGTAGCTTCCTGCATCATCTCAGGAGTAATAATTACATCATCAGTAGGTACTAAATTATCTTCAATATCAATAGTATTAGATGATATATCAATAACAGGGCTTCCATCCTACTATCCTGAGATTTCTTTAGAATCTTGCTCCATATTAATTTGGATAGAGTTTATATCCCCTGGTATAAATATCTTTGTAAATTCGGAATCTTTTTTAGGATTGCGTAAAGCGTTTAACGCCAACTCTTCTATCTAACCAGAAGTCAATAGAGCATTCATATTGAAAGAATTGTCACTAAAAGCAGATGCTTCTAGGCTTTGTTTTTGCAATTCCATAACTCTGAATCCATTATCTAATACCCCTAATTTGGGTATTCTTTGATATATATATTTAGTTCCTCTACTTACTATTTCTCCATCTTCATTTTTGTACGATGCTTGACCTACACGTCTGTATAATTCTATCGTTTTGTTAGATCCTGTTCCGTTAACTACTTTTACGAACTCTTTCTTCATTTTAGAAGTAGCAAACAAATCTGTTTTTAATGTATATTTACCTTTCTTAGTTTCAGATGTACGATGTAACACTTTGTCTCCTTTGTCAGTATTCAATATATAAGGAGGTACTACACTATCATCCTACCACATATTTCTAGCAATAGTAATATTAATTGAAGGGAAATATAGTGATTCTACTTGATCATTAGATTCCGCAATAGAAGAATAAGCGACAGTATTAGAAGAATCTTTAAACTATTTTAATCCTTCTTTAATTACATTTACATACCCATTATCCTCCTTCCATTTATTTGGAACAAGATTAAAGAAATTATTGCCGCCTCTTTCATCATAAGATGTAAGATAAGCATATTTAGCTAAGTCATTGGCAAATTGTCTTACTGCTTCGTCTTGTGATTCGAGTAACTCAGCAAAGGCAGATACTAATTGATTTTCAGTTTCATAATCATTACTTAGAGAAGAATCAGATAGTACTATACGATCTATAATTTGTACAGCACCATCCCCCTGATACTCCTGCAAGTAATTTAACAACTAATTCTTAATAGTTCCATCCTAGGATACCAACGTAGGGAATACATCTTTGTTTTCTATTATGTATTGCTTGATGCCAGTTAATCTTTTACACATACTATTTTTTCCATATAGCAACTCTACTAATTCTTCATCTGTAGAATGTAAAGCAGGTAAGTCCCTTGATAATCTAGCTCTAATGATAGAATCTATATATGAAGAAAATCTATTTACAAATTTTTTATCACCAATATGTTTATACGCTAAAGCCTATTGTCCATTATTAAATGTAATTTCTTTTCTTTCTCCAAATATACCCATGGTAGAAGTAAATATATCTTGAAATACTCTTGTTGCAGGAAATGCTTGGGAACGTAATAATTTCCTAGGTAAAGATGTACCATAGTGCAATTTAGTACTCAAGAATGTATCTCCGAAATAAGTACGCAAAGCTTTTTGAGGATTATTTTCATCAAACTCTTCTCCTGCAATCGCAAAGTATTCAGCATTATCGTGTATGAAAGTCTCATAGGAGTTTCTAAAATTCATCTATTGAGCTAGAGTATTACCAAATTTTTTAGTATCAATTTGTGAGCGGTGTACTAATTCACTCAATCTTTTAGCATCAACATTAAGCTCATTGTATGCTTTTAAACACATCAATTGTACAAAAGGATCCTTAGTCTTCAAACCTTTGATTAACCTATTGTCATTGAATACTATAGATCTATCATATACTTCCTTCTGTTTATCACCAATTAAATCTATACCCAATTCATCAGCTATTGTATTATACTTAATTACGTGTGATTGTTTTTCAGAACCTTCAGGTAGACTTTCTATGTAAGATTTGTATTGTTTAGTATATTTATCATACAATGTTGCTATTATTTGATTTTCAGTTTGTGATTTTACACCATACACACCTTTATTGGCAATCATAGAATCTGCGAATTCTTTAAGAATAGGTTGAGCTAAGAAATAGAATGTAGTTTTACCCATACCACCTCGAAGTAGTAAGTTAGTTATATTATAAGTAATTTGATTAACATTCAAAGCCATAATATACGGGTCCTTAGCAACGTCTACGTGCGCATTTATCATAGCAGACAACCAGTCCAAAATTCTAAAACCATCTCTACCTTTAATAGCATCTATGGGACCTAAACCATAAGGATTATTCTTAGTATAAATCATCTATAGATGTACTAATTGTGTAAGACAGTGGTTTGTAGAGTTAAGAGCAAACGGGGCAATACCTGCTTTACCGCCAGTATATTCTTCTTTACGAGCTAATTGAAATGAAGGTAATAGCTCGTACATAGGCAAAGCCTCTTCCTTTACAGAAGGCTGTATAAGTGGTAGAATATCCTTCTATAATAGTTTAGTAAGTGTATCAATAGAGGCACGAGTTTCTGCCATATTCTTGTTATCAGATACTACTAACTGATAGCTTTGAATAATAGCATTCTGCAATGCTTCAGAACTCTATTTATCCTCGGATAACGTATTTCCATCTTCATCTGTTTTATATTGTATTATATTGCCATCCTAATCGTAATTGAGAGTAGCTAAATACAATTTATCAACATCGAAGTCAGAACCTGTCATTGCGGTAAACTCATCAGGTACAATAACAGTATCACCAATTCTATCTGGTAGTACATCTACTACTTTAAAACTAAAGGTAGAAGATAAACCCTAAGTAGGAATACGATAACCTACTCCCATAGGAATAGAGTTCTGTCCAATTATACCTTTTTTAAGCAACCAATTTTTCATTTGGCCATAGCTACCTTGATACTCTTCTGGAACTATATGTCTAAAGAAATTAGTACTTAAAACGACATCCATACTACCATCCTTGTTCAAGAATCTTAATTTCTTACCATCGTTAAATGCAGTACCGATAGCAGATTGTTTACGTGTTTCTGTAGCTTTAAAACCAAACGATGACATTTGAATAGCAGAACCACCAGGAGTATTTAAATCTACTACTAACTTATTGATGTATGATATAATTCTACTTTCTATCCAATTCCTGGAACTTGTAGCTGCAAGGGGAATACGGAATTCTCCGTTCTCGTCTAATTTAAAACCATCAATTACTTCATCAGACATACCTGATGACATAGCTTGACTTATTAAATAATCAGATAAAGCTTTGTTATTAATAACTCCTTCTTTAAGGAATCTCTACAATACTTCATTAGCTCCTCTAACAGACAATCTATTGATTGCTGCCATTACTCTTCTTTTAATGTCAGAACCAGTAACACTTTGGCCTTTATTCTATCCATAAGTACGAGTATCAATTAAGTTACCAAGACATATTTTAACTGCTTGAGTACCAAATGAACGATCTAGATGCTCATGAGGACTAGTATTAAGCTATAATCTGAGATTGCTTATGTCCTACTTAAATACAGGAAGATTACCTTCTGTATGGAATTTATCATAAGATGGTTTATTAAGATCATCTACATTAAATTTAGTATTCTTAGTATCAGAATAGGCCTGATATTTCTTTCTACCTCCTACTTTAACTGCAGATTCAAAAGTAAGCATATCAATAGTGCCTAATTCTTCATCATTCATACGTTCATACAAAAGTTTATTATCACCTTTGGCTAATATTTTAAACATGGGGAACATAGCCATCTTATCGAATACCGGAATATTTAGATTAAGTTGGGTATCTCTATGATCACCAAAGTAAACCATTTTTAAAGGATTTATAAGCGCCGAAGTAGTCTTAGCATATTTAACAGGATCATTAAGCCAACTTTCGTCATCTCCTTCCATTATTCTATAGGCTTCTTCTATTTCATCTGACCAATTACCTAAAGCTTTCATAATACGTCTATATAATGCTGGTCGTACATATACAGCTGCATCAGATTGATTAATTTCCCCATCATTATAAGGATTAGCACTATTCTTAGAATAGTTATCTACAAATTCCTACTGCTACTTATCGAGAGATTCATAGAATTTTTGTTCTTTTTCGGGAGTGTTAAGAGCTTGGATAAGCATATCATCTGTATATTCAGGATGCTTTTCACTCAATAAATCTCTTAATATAGAGTTACGGAATATGTTATATAACTGGTCATAATATTCAGAACCTATTTCGTTATCTTTAAGATGTAATACACTTATAGAGGTATCATTTTCAGCAGGATTATCCCATAATGTTCTCAAATTAGTACCAGTAGAAAGAACTGCAGATAAACGTTTAATCTTATCTATATCTCTACCAGAAATAACATCATAGCTTGCTATTACTTCTCCATTATCATCTATTACTTTCTTCTCAAACTTTTTCCACTTGTAATATGCAGGATCACCTGTAAAACATTTTTCAACTTCTATTATAGACAGGGCGCTATTGGCAACATGAGAACCAATAATTGAGTACAATATATCCTCATTAAGAATTGAAGTTTCATTTGGACTATATAATTTAGTATTAGCAGCTTTCTTATAATAGGAAAGAATGTTATAAGGAATTAACTTGTTTGTAAATCTTCCATTACTAAATCCTAATATTCCTCTATTAACGAGTTTGTTCATCTCTCTTGTAGTAGCTCCAATAAGCAAATTGTTCATCGCTTGATAAACAGGAGCAGTTCTTACTACTTGACTAGCACTATTGACATTGTCAAGCCCGAGTAATAATACTTTTAAGTCTTTGAGATATTGAAGTACTTCTTCGTTAGAACTATTCTTTTCAAGATTAGCTAAATCTTGATTTATATTGATAACTTTATCCGATACTCTTAGACTACTAAAATACCTAAATCTGCCTCCGTTACCACTAGCATCCATCTTACCGTTTTTAATCTTACCATGATAGTTGTCCACTCTCAATGTAGGATTTTTTTCTACAAACGGTTTATGAATATAATAATCAAACACTGCATCAAATTCGTCTAACCAGTAGTTTACAAATATGTTAAGAGTTCTATCACTAAATTGTCTCTCCTGATTGATAAACAAATCAGTTCCTTCTGGAACGTCTTTACCAAGGATAGCATAATAATTAGCAGTACCTTCATCAAATGCTTTAGAAGATAGGTTATCTCTTACTAATTGTAAGCCAGAAATACTATACCAAGTCTTCTTATCAGACATGGTAGGAAGTATCATCTGATTATTAAATGTTAATGTAAGCTTAGCTATATAATCTTCAATAGGAGTAATACCAAAATAATCTCTACTAGTTTCATCTATATTTAATGCTAAGAAGTTGTGTAGCTTAAATTGAGTATCTGTAGTATTTGCTATTAAGCTTCTCTTACTATAAGGTGTATCAAGTATCTATTGTCTTTTACCATTAGCATTTTTATTTATATTACGTATTTGATCAGACATGTAATTATTCTCACTTATAGGATACACTAAGGCTCCATCTGCTCCAACTACACTAAATTCTTGAGGAGACGGATGTACTTTACCATATGCTACAGCCATCTTATTAATCTAAGCATCTTTAGAACTATAATTGAATATACGATCAATAGTTCTTGCTGTATTAGATCCAGATTTGCCGCTTCGTTTCTTAATATAGCTTAATCCAGATATGCCTAATTGTGCTATATCTCCTAATACGCCATTATTAAAACTTTGTCTTTCTTTAGAAGACCAGAACGATATAAATTGATTTAGTTGAGTATTATTAGTAAGGTTAGAATCAGGCATTTGAGACAATAAATAACTAAGTGCTGCTTCATCAAAAGGAATCTGTATAGCATTACATATTTCAAGGAAATTGTCCTTCATTTGCTGTAATACTAATTCGTCATCTTGAAGATTTTTTCTTTGTTTATTTACTTTACCTGCTAGTACATTTAATTTAGACCGCCTTGCATTTATGTATTTTACTGCATCTGGATTAAGATAACGTTTACCATCTTCATTTATTAATACATTATTTGAAGCAAAGAATGCTTTAGACCATCTTGACGGCAATCTTCTTATTTTTCTAAGATTGTCACTATCTAATACTTCCCAAATAGATCTATTTAATGCTGCAGCAGTTTCATACTCTCGCTATTCATCAGACATATCATAAGTAATATTAGGAGTGTCTGATTTAACTTCGATAGTATTCATCTGAATTTTAGCTGATTTAATTGTAGTTTCTAATTGAGTCTTTGTATTATCATCAATTGGATTCTCTTCAGAGTTGAGCATTTCATTTAAAGCATAGAACGTCTTATCTGTTTCAGCTAATCTTGCAGTTTCATTAAGAATATCTTGATAATTATCTATATCCCACAGATTTTCCATTATTTTGTTCCATACAATATTAAATGCTTCAGTGGTAGGAATACCGAATACATCATCTACAACAGGTTGTATCTCTTTAGTAACTACTCCAGTAGATTCATCTTTTATAAATACATATTCGTACTTAGGTACTGAATAGAAGAACAGTTTTGCTCTAAAGGCGATGTTATCTTTTTTAGATATATCACCTTGATTTTTATCCCATGAGTTATCTGGATTATCCCCAGTTTCTGTTTCTAATCTACCGTCTTCTTCTGATTCAACCTTGTCTACTTCTTTAATCCCTAACTAATTCAATCTATTTAGAATATTACGTCTAAATATATCTTTATTATTTAATACATCCTATACTAACGCTACATTTTCATCGGCAACCCAACCAGCATCTAACCTATCTTGAATTGTGTCAAACATACCGTTTATATCCAAATTGTGCACATCGTCTATACTTCTAATGCTATACATAGACAAAGCTGTACTTGTCAGAGAATTAGCTACATTATAGAATGTGTCAGAATCAAAAATATTAGGCATGTTGTTTATCTATTCTGTAGTTAATCCAGGTATGTAATAAGTAACACCATAAGGATGGTTAGCATAAAATTCTTTAGCAATAGTGTTACTAACAGTAGTATCCTTAAATTGTCCTTGCTTAATTGCTTTGAATAGTTGCCTTGGAAAGTTAGGTTTACCAAAGAGAGCTTTTACATAATCTCTTACATTCTTAAAAAATTTAACGATTTTATAACGTAGAGAAGGATTCTTCTCATTAATCATGTAATTTTTGAATTCTTCTGCAAGCGCTTCTTCTACTTCCTATTCGGTATAATTTCTAGCTTCACTGTGAGTATTTACATATTCTTGATATACAGCTCTACGCTGATTATCACTGAGTAACAATAAACTTATATAGTGGAAAGCTTCATGATACTATACTCCTTCACCAGATTGTAATGATAAACCTATCTGTGGCATAAATTCTTTAGTAATAGCATTTACTGCTATTCTCATAATACCGTAAGCTTTCTCATTCTAACCTGTCATAAACATCGCATTAGTTAATATTACATTATCAGGATCTATACCCAATGTATCTACTAACCATTGTTTAGCATTACTTGCATTAAGCTAACCTTTACCTCTTGTTGTAGAGAATACTCCAGCTACTTTATCTTTGGGAGCTTGCAATACTACTTTTTTACCCTGTTTATTAGTTATAATACCCCAAGCCTGCCCCTTCATTAACTTCTAATTAGCAGGTATAGTTAATCCATACTTTGCTAAATTTTCAGGAGTAGCTGGCTCAGCTATAACAGGTTGATTAGTTGTACCTTGATTCTTTTCAGGAGTAGCTTTAACAGGAGATTGTTTAGAAATAGTCTACCCATTAGACGTTATTTGAGTCTAAGTAGATGTAGACGCTTTCTTTTGCGATTCTTCTACTCTTACATCGTCTGCGTATACAAAAGGTGCTTTAAATGCATGATCCCCTAAATCTGTCTTTAATTTTCCATGATTTATAAACCAAGCACCCATTAATATAGGGTCAGCTACTTTAGTAAGTTTACCGTTGTCAATAGTATAACCTAATTCTTTGAGAGAGAACGTAATAGCATCATTACCAAAGCGTATCTAGGTATCATCTGTAGGAGCTAATTGTGGATTATTAGCTATTACGGTAATCATACCGTTTACTACCTATTCTGGAATAGGAGACATCAACAATTCCTTATCTGTATTCCAATGAATATTCTGAGAGATCTCATATACTATCCTTTTTTTCTACTCATTAGTAATTGCACTGAGTTTAGTATATCTTGTAGTATAACCTTTTTGTGGATTAGTATAGTCTCTTAATGCCCCATTTACAAAGAATTTCTCTCCTAATGCATTTTCATATACGTTAAGTTGTTTTCTCACCAAGAAGTTAAGTTCATACTTTTCTTTATCAGTTAGGCCAGAAACAATTGTTTTATCTCCATGATTAGCTAATATACCTAGTAAGAAATTGTCTACTTCATTGTGAAAAAATCCATTTACCATAAGTTCATATATGAACTCAGCTGTAGACATATTAATAGGTTTGCCATCTTCTCCTCTATTTACGGTACCATCAACATTCTTAGATAATTGCACTTGACTATAGTTGCTAGCATCAGGTATAGTATGAAGCTCTTCTGCCAACATTATAGGAAGAGTAGAAGACTAGGATGGAGTATTTTCTACATCTGGAACATAATATATCTTACCAGCATACCCTGTACCTTGTACTGAAGTATTGTCTGTCTAATCAAGTTTAACTATACTAAAAGGACTCATACCAAACGGTCCAGTACCATAACCTAATTCTACATCTCCTGTAAAGATAGCTTCGGATAAGTCTCTAGAATCTGTAGGAATTTGGAAGTCACTAACCTCATTAAGGTGTCTATATACAGGATTGCCATTCTAGTCAATTATATTATTAAGAGAGCCATTACTAATACGTAAGTTAGTCGGTTTAACATGTTTTGCAGCTTCTAAAGGTAATTTATTATCAGAGAAATAATTAGGAGCATATTGTTTAATAATCTTAGTTCTAAGAGCTAATAGATGATTAATCTATTCGTCTACTTCTTCAGTAGACATACCTAATGATAATAAATCCTGTTTAAGTTGGTCTGATATAGCCCTTAAAGATGTATTATATACTTTACCATCTTTTTCAATAATAAGATGTACTGCTAGACTCTTAAGAGCCGTATCTCCACTCATACTATGAGTAGAAGAGGTAACTACATAGTAGGTATCATCTACTGTACTTAGCCATCCTGGAATAGCTAGTTTAGAGGCTAACTCTGAACCAGGTCTGCGTTCTGCTATTTTACCATCTTTAGTAATAAAAGTAACAGGTTTTCCAGCTACAGTGATAGGCATAACATCATCTGCAGTTGGTAGATAAAAGAATGTATTAGCTATATAAGCTTTCTTTTGCTTACTCTTAGTTACAATAGGATTGCGAGAATCCATATCAGCGGTATCGTTAGCAAATGTAGACGGGCCAGTAAAACCATCATCGTAGGTTTCATCAAATTCATTCTACAACTAGAGAGATTCTTCTCCTACAGCTATAGCATTACTGGGATTCTATTGCATAGTAGGATCCCACATCACTTGCTCTGTAGCAGGATCTATGTATATTTCTGAAGCCTCTACTTTTTTTAATGTAGGGGGTTCCACTTTGCCTTGTTCTTCTTGTATAACTATAGGAGTTGGTTCTACAGTAGGAGACGCCTCTGGGGTAGATACTTGAGCTACTTTATTCTTTTTCTCTTCTGTAGTTGACGGTAACTAAGTAGTATCTTCTTTCTTTTCTTCAAATGAAGATTGTTCATCACTCATTGCAGCTTCTTCTGCAGAGTTAGTTTCGTCTACAGATTCTTCTTTGAATTCATTAGTAGCTATTTCTATATCTAGCTTAGAATTATCCTACTGTGTATTATTATCAGCCTCTTCTTTTAATTTAATGTCCTATTCATTGTCTTGTATATGCGCATCATCGTATTCGGCAGCTTCATCCTCGTCCAATAGGTCTTGATCTATTATCTCTACTTCAGGGTTAGCTTCTTCTTCCAGTTTGTTTACAAGAGCCTCAATTTGAGATACGTTATCTTTCTCATCTTCTTTCATTTCGTCCTATGGAACAGTGACAGGAGGAGCCTATTCCTCCATACTATCTACAGTAGGACCTGTAGGAGTTTTCGTCTGATCTGTAGCAGGAATATCTTCTTCTGACTGTGAAACAGGCTCATTAGCAGCAGTACCCTACTCTTCTAGCTTTTCTTGTTTAGCTACCTATTCCTTCTATTCTCTACGAATTAAATCTCTTTGAATAACAGAAACAGCTCTGCGTTTGTATAGACTCTGTTTATCAGCTAGATCTTCGTCTTCATCCCAAGCTTTATTTACAGAATCGTTATAGTCTTCTATTATTTTCTTTTCGCTTCTAGGCTGTACTCCTTTTTCTTCATCCTCATTAGCAGCTTTAGTAAGAATTGCATCCCTTTGAGCCTAGGTTATATTATCCCAAGTAGGTCTATACAGCTTAGTATCTCCAGTATAAATACCTGTGATATATGCTGTATTATGCTAAAGAAGATCTGCTCTAGCACCGTCATTAACAAACTTTTCAGTCAAAGCCTGTTCCAATTCATCTTGAAATGGCAGCAATATACTATTTAGAGCATGTTGCTACTCTTCAGTTCTCTTATTCTGTTTCTTTAAATCTCTAATATATTTTTGTATGCCAGATATTCCATCTATATTTACGTCAAGATTGAGATCTTTTTTTAAAGATTCTAAATCTTGTTTACGATTAGCCAATTCTTCATCAACCTAATTTAATACTTTGAAATAGGTATTATTTATGAGATTATTTATAGCATTATCTCTATATTCCTCGAAGGTTATAACATCATCACTATCTAATTCTCTTACATACTCATCATACATTAGATTAAGCTAAGCATCTAATGACGTATCTTTTCTAATCTATTCTTCTAACTTTTGTATATTTTTAGTAGAATTTTCAGATGCCTAAGTCTAGTCATTCAATCTATCTCTTAGATTGATAGCATTCTTAATGATTTGCGTATATTGATCATCACCATATTTGGCATTAAGTTGATTAGCAATATTATTTAATTCCTTATTAGATGTGTAAGTAGATACAGTGTTAGCTAACGCTATGTCACTATCTATCATATCGTCAGTAACTCCTTCAGGTTTATAACTTCTAAGAGATTGTAAAGATTTACGTATTCTACCAAAGTTACCTCCTTTATCAGGATTAGCTGCTTGTATAAACTATTCGATCTTATTATCTCTCTCTGCATCAGCGTAATGATCGGCAGTTAATCCTCTAAGTTTATTGTCAGTTAATACTTGTTTAGTACCTTCATATACATCTCTAGCCCCGTATACTCCTGTCATAAATAGACCAGTGAAACCACCAATCTTCATTTCATTTATGAGATCTTTATCGGTATTTAGAGTATTATCTGAATGTAGTCCATAGTATGCTAAATTAGCCTCTAAACCTAAATTAGCAGCATTAGCAGCACCATCTAATAATGAATAACTCTCAACATTGTCATATTTTCCACTCTTATACCTACTGGATACTAAATTCTAAATACCCTCTTCAGTACGTTCAGAGAAATAGCTAACTCCCATAGCTTTACCTAATTTAGTAATAGTAGATAAAGCATCTTTTGTAGCTACTTTACCCATAGGGTTTTTAGATAGTTTATCTGCTACTCTAGTCAGAGTATTATCCAATATATTAGAACCAGATTCAGCTAATCCTTGATTAGCGACAGATTGTGCTATTTCAGATGAAACAGCTATATTAGGTGTTTTACCTAATAGTCTACGCATGCCATATGCCTTAGACAACCATTGACCTCCATATGAGAAGAATGTAGATTGTAAATAATCTGGAATTGATAAAGCAGAGTTAGTTTGTTTAAGTACGTCTAAACCTTTTTTAGACTACTCTAATATATCATTGTACCTTGGATCAGAAGTATTTATTTGTTGAGCTACAGAAGCTTGGAATAGCTCGTAATCAGACATTTCATCTACAGGATATCCTAACTTGCTTAACTAACCTTTAGTCTAATTAGTTACATTGGCTACATTAATGCCAAGTTCATCTGCACCATTTAAAACTCTTTCCTAGTAAGCAGAAAATGCTTCTGAAGAAGTTTCACTATCACGCATATATGACGCTATCGCATAGTTTATTCCTGCTTCTGTTATAGCATACATTAACGGTAGTGTACCTCCAGTAGTAGCAGCTAGAGCTCCCTTAGCAACTGAATTAAGCATAGCACTAGCACCCATTTGTCCAAGCATGGCTCCAAATTCTGAATAACTACTACCTAAACGTGGTAGAGCATAATACCAGCTCATAGGATCACTCAGACTAATTTCATTATTCTCAAACTTTGCTTTAAAATTAGGGTCTATCTTAGTAGGATCGAATAGTAGATTACCTTTCTTAATAGTATTTATTTTCTACTAAATATCTTCCTCTTTAGATTTCTTACGTGTATTAGCTACCTCTAATGCTTCAGCTATCTAACTAGTCTGAGTAGCTAAAGAATTAAGATCATTTTTGTTTCTACTATTCCACATGAAGTCTATTTGATCTGGGCGTAGTTTACCTACGTTACCAAATGCAGTATTTACTCCATTGTACGATAGCATATGCTTAAAATTATTAAAAGGATTTAAATCAGCAGAATAATCTGCATTTACATAATCATAGGTAAGATATTTAAGATAATCTCTTACGCTACCAAATTTATCCTTATTCTTAAATAGCTAGGCTGGTCTAGTTTCATAAAATATATCCTGTAAGTAAGGATTAGTTCTGGCTATCTCCTTAACTACGGGTTCTAACTAACTTAACGTTTGAGCTATTTCATTCTAGCGTGCATAAGCAGAATTTAATTGGCTTTCTGACCAATTATTTATATTAGCATTTATATTATTATTTAAATCTATTAACTCCTACTTATAGTTAAGATACTCCTATGCTTGTTCAAGTTGCGGTATCCAAGTGGCTTCAGTAGAAGCCAGCTCACTATACTTCTTATCAAGATTGACCATGTGTCCTTGTACATTAGCTTGCCTCCAAGGATTTGCAACAGCATCAGTTATACCTGTTTCCTTTAATACTTTATTTATAGTACCAGGTATAAGTTCCCAAGGATTAAACCAAGAACTATCGTCTTGATCTGTCTTAGGTCTATTATAATCTACTTCCTCTAATTGTTCATGAACAGACTCAGCTGCTTCATTAAGCAACTGAGCCTATCTAGCTTCTTGTCCATAATCTGTTATCCCAAAGGTATCTAGCTTTGGGGTATCGTAGAGCTCAAAATCTCTAGCTCTTCTATTGGTATTTAAGATATTATCCATATAGATATTAATTCATTCTTTCGTACTCTGAAATAGTATTTTGCGTATCTGTTAATTTGGTACTTAAATGTCTATTGTTATGTGTCCAATACGCATCTCTTGTAATTGCTGCTTCCCCTTCATCAGGTATTACTCCTAATATAGGTACTCTAATAAATTCTTTGGTCTTGTCTGAAACAGTTTTAGAAGTTCCGTCGCTAGTAGAACTCTGTCTATCTGTAATGGAAGTTGTAGTATTTCCTAGTTTTACTTTACGCATACCCATTGCAGCTCTTTCTTCAGGAGTAAAATCACTCATTTGTTCAATAGGTATATATGCGTATTTTCGTTGATAAACATAGTTACCATCAGTAGTTATCTTGGGTTCCCCTTTAATAATAAAATCATGGTATTTATTACCCATCTACCAGTTATGTTTAAATTTATCTCTAGCTGCAATACCTTTAACTGTAGTATCACTTAGATTCTTAGCGTTTTTTCCTCCAGGATTGATGACATTAGAGCGAGTAGTTCCCATTAATCCGTATGCGAAATCTTCAGCCAACACAAAGTTACGAGTATCATTAGCTTCGTATCCACCAAATGATTTAGTCCCATTAGTACCCTATTCTGCATAACGCTCGCTTACTTCAGGACTAAGTGGACTAGACATAACGTCTAGTAAGTAATTCTCGGCTGCTGATAAACTCTTATGATTTTTCACTATCTGATTAAAGCTATTACGCATTCTAGTTTGCATAACTTTAGGATCTGTATTAGCAGCATAGATTGCCTAATCCTCTGGTGATAAAGCACTTACACCACGTTCCATTACTATATTAATCTTATCTGGAGTAAGACCACTGAAGTTATCTAATAAAGTTTTACGAGCATCTTTATGAAGAATGGTAGTAAGATTATTAATAGATTGGGCACTCTTATCCATTGCAGCTTTCATCTGCATCTTGGCACTTTGTATCCACCAAGGATCTCTTTCAGCTTGATCGTAAGCAAATTCTCTACCTGCAGTAAATAAAGTATTGTTAAGATGCTGCTCAGCTTGTTCTTTACTGAAACCAAATCTATTCTGTAATACTTCTAAATGTTTGTTATATTCTGGAGTATTCTATATACTTGACAGATTTTTCTATATTTCATAGTCAGTTCTATCAGTAGACACTCCCTGATGTATCCATCCATTTTTAACGCCCATAAAGCTGGCTTTGAGATTATCTACATAAGGTCTAACTAGATCTACTTCTGATTTGTATGCTAGAGGAGATATATCGTTAAATATACCACTTTCACTAGTGTCATAGTTAGTAAAATCTACATCGTGCCATAAAGGATTATATTTACCCGACAGCATTAGTTGTTGATTAATCTTCTATCTAGTTAATAAGCCTTCTCTACTTTGTTTTAATCTACTTAAATAGCCATAATCTAAACTATTAATTCTCTATTGTAATCTAGCTCTGAAGTTAGCATCTTTCATAGCATCGGGATTTGCAGCAGCTTCCTAAACTAAATCGGCGAATTTGCCTATTGAGTTCTTGTAATAGTTTTCAGTATCTATAGCTGATGGAGATTGAAACTCTGCAAAAGTTTTTAGATTATTGGTCAGTTCCCTAGCCGCCTAATCTACAGCTTCCTTTTGAGCTGAACCGATCCTATATAACTCACCGAAATTAATAGGAACATATGTGTTTAATATAGGGGCTTCAGCTGCCCTATCATATCTATTTGCCTACATATTATCTTAAAAATTTATTCCAGTTATTTATTACATCAGTAGTAAAACCAGCTTCTAGGAACGGTTTATATAATTCAAGCATAGCTTTATCTCTCTTACTCTAATTACGCATGAGAGTTCTATTCTGTGCCCATGAACTCAATTGGCTAATTCCTGCTCTACGTATATTACGAGTAGTAGCTCTGTTCTGCGCATTTAAGTCTGAAGCAAGATTAGTAGCATTAACGTATTGTCTACCAAGATCATTCATTGCATTTGCGTATTCTGCTTTATATCTATTATTTTCATTACTTTCAACAGATCTAGCTTGCAATTTAGCCTTATTAGCAGCAATAGCATTCTGTAATCTAAATGCCATATTGTGACCAGTATTAGTCATTTGCTGACTCAAACTATAATCCCCTACGGCTCTATTAGTATCAATATCCCTAAGTACTGGATCAATATTATACTTACGTCTAGCCATAGTATTAGCAATAGCCTAAGCATATGGATTATAGTTAACTGGTACAGCTTCAGGGTCACTAGTGAATAAATTAGACATTATAGGAGCTAAAGATGCTAGACCTCCAAATACATCTCCTGCCATACCTAACCAATCTGGATTATATGTAGGTTTGGTTATTACAGGAGCAACTATTGGTTTACTAGTAGTTCTAGTTGCAATATCATTTGGAGTAGCTTCTACACGATAATCCTCATCTATAGTAGTAAAATCAGGAACTATTTCTGGAGCAATAGATTTACTTGCTGCTCTAGTAGCACGCTTAGTAGCAGTAGTAGTTACTTTGGGAGTAGTGGTTCTAGGTTTACTTGCAGTTACCGTTACTTCAGGTAAATTACCAGCATCCACTGTTTTACCATAGCTATCCCAAGGAGCAGTAATATCACCTTTTATGCCCCAAGTATCTCTAGCTACAACTGGTTCTGCCTTATTAGTACCAGTTACTTTATATGTAGTTCCTTTATACTTGAAGGTATCCCCTAAATTATATCTATTATCCTGCACATTTATAGTATTATGCCTACTAGATACCCCACCATTATAATAGGTTTCAATACTCTTACTCTTATTCTTTATGCCTTTCTTAGCTTTCAGATTCTCTTGCATAGTAAACAACTTATCATGCAACATTTTATTATTCATCTCATTAAGCATATCTGCATTCTAGGCATATATATCATTTCCTTTACTCTTTCTTTTAGTCATTATCTTGTCCCCTAATTCTGCGAAGGTTTTACTTGTACCGGGTACTTTTAAAGTATTACTTAACACTCTACTGCCTTCTGGTAAATCAATTAAATTACTATCAGTAGGTTGACCTTGTTCTGGTACTTTGCTAACAGATCCATCAGGAGTTTGTATTAATTCTCCATCATCTACATATGCTAATGAAGTAGGTACTCCTCCACCATATTGGAATGTATTAGTACCTATTTCAGTATTATTCTCATTGAATTCATTGAGTAATCTTTCTGTACCAGCTACACCCTCTCTATTCTAAAAGGCATTAGTTCTTATTCTAGCTCTTTCTGCTCTAAGCCCACTATTACCTTTAAATAAAGCTCTAAGACCAGTGTTTAAAGTACCCTCGTCATAATCAGTAAAAGAAGTCATTGCTGCTTTCTTACCTTTCCTACCAATGGCTCCAATTAAAGCTCCAGCTGCACCACCAATTGCTCCACCTACAGGTCCACCTATTGCAGACCCTAATTGAGCCCCAGACCCAATTCCACTTGCAATATCAGAAAGAGACTACATTGTAGCTTCTCCACCAGTAGTAGCGGTAGACTTTTGAAATGGACTGGCTAAAGTATTAATAGCTCCCGGTATAGCTTGTGCTATACCTAATACATTCAATGAGCCCATTTTATCTCCTCCAGATCCAGACGAATTTTTTTGAATGAGATTAGATGGATCATTAGGAGCAGTGTCAAGATCTATAGATGACTGCTTGTTAAACGCAACTGGAGCGGGATTTAAACTTGGCAATGCTATATTACTATTACTGATTGAAGATAACTTATCTATGTTTCCAGCAGTATTTTTAGCAGCCTATAACGTAAAATTATACAATCTCTCGTCATTAGGATTTACTCCATATTTATATGTGTACATGTCAGCAGTATCTCCTAATTTGAGCCGCGTCTAAAAATCATTATGGTAATCCTGCAGGGTTGGTGTTTTAAATCCAAACTAAGCTGCTGGAACTTTTATCTTTTTTTTCTTTATATTCTTTTTCATATTAAATCTTAGAATATCTATAAGTAGTTGTTATCTGTGGCATCTAAAAAGAATAATCTTTATCAGACTTAAATTTATATTCGCATTCCATGTACTTACCTCTCATTCTAGCAGGGAATGATAAGCTTTCATTCTCTTCAAAATCATCCTATCTTGGAACAGGTAATCTATAAGTATCCTCACGATAATCAAACTTTAAGTCTTCACCTTGTCTAGTAGATGTCTAATGTTTTGTATCAAATTTAGCACCTCTAAGTACATCCTAAGTAAGAATCTTATTATTAGGAGCTATAAACTCTCCCTAAAATGCTATATTGTCAAATACTTTAGTATACTGAGGATCTTTGTTTACTACTATCTTTAATTGTACATCTTTATCAGCATCTCCAAATCCATCTATTTGTAATGAATTTATGACATAAAAATCATTATTCTTAGTAGTAACAACTTTATCTTTAAATGGTAACGTAAAATCAGGGTCAAATGTGTATAAAGATGTAAATATATTCAACCTCTCATTATATATCAATGATTTATTATATAGTCTAAACCATATTTCATCATACTTCTTATCATACACAGAGTTAGCTTCTTTTGTCTTCTAGTCATACATATTATTCATGTAAGCTTGAACGTTACACTCTTTAGATATAATATTCAAACCTTGTCCACCAAATTTGACTATCTCATTATTGTCCTAATCGTACCAATAAACATTACTATTTGAATTAATGATACTCCTATCATTGACTACACTACTACCATTAGCAGTACTTATGTAGTCATATCTATCTAGTACTCCACCAGTACCTAATACTAATTGACCAACATTATTATCTTGTACAAGAGAACGTTCATTTACAGATAGCTACCCAAATGCAGTATTCTACCAGAAGTATAGCTTATTAAATATACCTTTGATATTAGTAATCTAACCATACTTAGAATCTACATCTATATAGTCAGCTGGTTTGAATATAGACCAACTATCTACATTTTCATTAGTAGTCTTAGCCTATGACGTATATACTCTATTATATGACTTAATATTAGCCTCATCATATAATCCTCTAGTAGTGAATAACTTAGCATCTGATACTACTGAGTACGCATCATTATATAAATAGTATGGTTTACTCTATGCATGGAAACCCTACATTTGTGTAGGTTCAATTTGCATAAAGGCATCTACTGTATTCAATGATGAATTAAAAGTTCTATGAGTCATTTCTCCCATAGATAGCTTCATATTGATGGTACTCTCAAATGGAATATATGCGCCAAAATACTTCTTAGCTTCATTCCATTCACTAATGACATTCTTTGTAAATATCATCTATGCTGGATAGTCAAGTAATCCAATATAAGTATCTCCTCCGTATACGTACAATGGTTCGTCTACTTCTTTACTATATGCTCCAATAGATACATATACAGAGTTAGTTCTAGCAGAATAAGTATTACCACTATATGGTACTATGCCTCTCTTAGCATTAACTACTATAAGAGGGCATTCGTATGCATACTCGCTATCTGCTGATCCACTAACCCCACGTATATTATTTATAGAATCAGAAGATACCTGAAGAATTAAGCATGGGCCAGCTGGTCCAAATGTTGGCACATGATCACTAGTAAAGAATTCTGTAGCAGTCCAGTTGCTGTAAGTTATGTTACCTATATTTACTTTATATGGCTTTACTCCACCGTTATTAGTAACATTATATGGTATCATAGGTGGATATTTAGCATTGGATATTGTTTGAGATTTACCAAAATGTTTACTACTCTTGTCATAAAAGAATTTCTATATGTAAGCATTACAGAAATCCTACGCATAAAATTCAAATACCTATCTATTATCCTTACCACTTCCTGTAAGGAATACTCTAGCAAATTGTCTGCCTTTCTATAAATTAGTATCTGAAGAAGTTTCTCCATTAGGTGGGTATATGTTTTTAGAACTTACTGCTACCCAGTTTCTGACGTCTGTCTAGTCTTGATTTACTAAATTTGGGTTGAACTTGGTAAGAAGCAGATTTTGTTGTTCTATATAAATATTACTTTTAAATAGATCTTCCATTTTCTCCCCATTAAAGCATACTTCTGGAGAAATAAAACGCCAATATTCATCTGTAATATGCTCATCAGATTTTAGTATTCCGGATTCAAGTATCTCACTATCATAAGCAATTCTCATTACCTAGAAGTTAGTCTTTTTACTATGTAGAAATGGTAAAGATCTGTATTCACTAGTTTCCTTATTACTCTCCCCTACGCCTATATCTCCGCTTTCTTTAGTCTCTAGAATTCTATAGTTATATATAGGAGTAATTACGCCCTAAGATACAATAGTTCTATCTTCAATAGTACGGTCGCATCTTACTATCTCATATGCTACTGCATCTATAGGCATATTTTTAACAGTAAACTATATACCAAGTGGAACAGATAATAGACTACTATACTTCATTTCAGTAATAGGGCAATCCTATAAATCAGGGAATCTGATGTCACCTATCCATAACACTGGAGATGGGATAAACTTATCATTATAAAATACTATACCGAATCTATATATCTCATCTCTTTGATAACTTCTGTATCTAGAATCAATTATAGGGTCTGCATAGTTTTTCTGCATATACCTATTGTAGTCTCTATCTACATATAATGGATCTCCTCCTTTTATATCATAAGTAGCCACATAGTCTACTCTAACGGGATTACGTCCGACTATTCCTACACTATTTGTTAATCCGTCATAAGCTTCAGTAATATCTGCCTCTTCCAATTGAGTTTTTATAAATGTATACTCTATATTTAGGCCATTACCACCAAGTTTCTTATTTCGACCGTATACATATTTAGAACCAGTAGCTGAGTATTTATTCTATGTAACAAGGTTATATGGATTGATACAATCGTGCTGCTTAGGAACTTTGCGCATAGAAATTACATCATCTATACCAAAGTACATATACTATTCCGGATCAGATGTTTCAATTCTAATATATCCGTCAGAGTTAGCACGATACGCTCTAGCATCATATTCCACTATTTCACCATCTACATCCTCTATCATAGGAACCCAAGAGGTTTCAGTTACATTAGATGCAAACAGTCTATTCTATACAGTAGTAATACTATTGCATATAAATGCATAACTAGTAAGTGCGTTAAACTCTTCTTGAGTAAGAGTACTGATGCCACTAGAACCGGTATCAGTATAGTTAATCTCATCAGAAGCTGGACTTATTTCAACGTCATCTATTATAGAATATGTAGGAGCAGAATCATTATCTTCATAGAAGATACGTATAATAGTACAACGAGTAAAGTCTTTAGTATCTAGAGGTGCTGATAGTACAACTCCTTTACCAGTAAGGCTACCTTTTGACGAGCCGTAATAATCCTCTAATCTAGAACTACTGTCAGATTCAGCCAGATGTACTGTTTTACTTAAGCTTGACAGAGAGGTCTATTGAGAATGGGGATTATATAATCTATAACAGTACTGAGCTACACCAGCTTTAAAATTACCCTTTACAAGATTACGTATCACAAATGGATGTAATACTGCATTAGGAATAATATCAATACTATTAGGATTAAGTATATTACCCTCTTCATCTAGTAATGGGTTATCTATATCAGAGTACTATACATACTTATCATCCATTATATTGATTACCTTTATAATAGATCCTCCATCTGTAAAGTACATCTTAATGTTAGATATAGTCTCATAGTTAAGTACTATACTAATCTGATTAGAATCATAATCCTTACCAATTCCTAACTTGCCCTTTAATATTACAGTACTAGTAGGATTAGGAGAATTAAAATTCTCTATACGGTATATCTTATTATACTCATCATTTAACTTAGTTACTACTACTGCAATATCATTAATAGTAGCAGTACCAATTATTCTCTCAGTATTCTTTATACTGTAATTATACTTTTTAGCTCCATCTACGCTTTGCAATACACCTGAAGTACCCTCATCATCCGTAACTATACGGACGTCCTATCCATACCTGTACTGATTATTAGGTAATAAGTTAATATCAGTATCGGTATTCATTCCACCTGTGAATGTGTTTATCTAAGCTGTATTACTAATCATAATCTACTCTAATTATATACATTCTACTCATCTCCTGTAGTAGAGAAGAACGCATCGTGATCATCGAACTCAGGATATAATTTAGTCCAAGTATTCTTAATACTTTCTATATCATCTACTCCTGGCATCATTGCCTCTGCATATGCCTATTTACGATAGAAGTTATAAGAATTACGTATGTCATAATAATCTCCTTGACTTATCTATCCTCTTAATTTCTTAGGATACATCAACTTCATAGTAACATACCAAAATATTGTTTCTTTATACGATTCAATATCTGGTATCATAGGCATACCTTCACTATCTGTGAATATTGCATAGTAGGATATCTTAACAAAACCACAAGGTATATTAGTCATAATATAACCAGGTTTAGTCATATACTATAACTCATTACTGAACATAGTGCCATCTCTATGTCCTACTGTACCATTGGTATACTGCCCATTTACTGTACCTACTGTCCATTGATTAAGTAATATACTTAATGTCTATCTTAAGCTAGTATCTTCATTTAGTTTCTGTAATGCTTCTGCATCACTAGTAAGATTAAACATATTCTTCACTAATGGAAATAATTCAGTATCGTGTATTAACATACAAGGTTTACCACAACCATTATCGTGGAATACTCCAAAGCTAGATGTACTCTTTCTCATTGGAAGCCATCCACCATTATCCTAAAATGAAAATGCCACTTGACCTAATTTATACAAATCACAAGGTAGAGATACTTGATGATTTACTACAGGTAATACTACTACTTTATGATCATACTGTTGTATAGCTCCTATCTTAAGTATAGATTCAAGTATCCATTCTCGGATATCTGTTATCTTAATTTGATCTTCCTTTAAGTCTAAGTCTGCTATAACCTTAGCTATAACTGATTTAGAACTAATCATTCTATTATTTATCATATTTATACTTCAGGATAGTCCTTTAACTTATTCTTTATTATCTATGCTAGATCTCTCTTATTTTGCCTACAAGCTACAAACTAGTATACACTCTTATTAGTAAGTAAGCAATCCTTCTTTGACCAATAAAATCTATATTTGAAGAACCCACTGTGTTCATTTAGTAAATACACAGGCTTACCTAACTCTTTAGTAGCTTTCCAATCCCACCTTAAACTCTTACCTGTAAACTCTTTAGGCTAATGTTTAACTATTGATAGATTACCCAATCTGCATGGTAACTTGAATTCTTTACAATTATACATTATTTCGTCTCTAATGTATTTAAAGTAATCAGTTACAATAGCTTTAAATGTCTTTAAATCTACATCATACTAAGTATTAGGTTCTATGTATTCTTTATAGCTTATATAGTAATCAGCAATAGTATAACACTTTCTATCATACGTTAATCTCTCTCTCATTTCTTACTATATAAGTTTTGTGTATCATCTTTAGAATCATTAGTAGTATCACTAGGTTGAACTAATAGGATTCTTAATTCTCTCTCTAATATCATTTGTACTATGGTTGGAACCATTGCTGCTGGTACTGGGTATTCATCGTCAGGATTGTAACAAGGTATGTCTTTAGTAGGATCCTCAAGTATTACATCTATACTTATGTATTCTAATTGATTAGAATCACCTTCTACGTATATTTTATTATTCTTAACCCAAGCAATATAATCTTTACATGTAGCCTTTCTGTATCTCTACAATTTGGCTTTAGTATAACTGCCCAATTGAATAAGATTACCAAACATATCTCGTACTGCTAGTACTCCTGGTTTATACTTAAAATTAATCAAAGTAGGTAGTTCCTTATCTCCTACATATACAAACTTATTAGGAACTGTTTGTACTCTGTCTAAGTGGATTGGTTCTAATGTAGAGACATACGCTTCATCTACATCATATCCTTTATCTATAGCCTACTTTATTAACATAGCTCTGTAATACTTAACCCATAATTCAATCTGATGTTTGGATAACTTCTCAGATTCAGTTATATTGTTATTACGAGCTATCTGTAACACATTGTCAATAATATTATTTAGACTCATATTTATTTCATTAACGTTAATACATCCTAAAACGCATTTTAAAGCGTTTTGAGACACTTTATGTGTTTGCCTTTACAATCCCTTAGTATAACTAATAGCGCTTCCTGTACAGTCTTAAAACAAAAAAAAAGGTTGACCTTATTGATCAACCTTATCCATTACATCTTGCATATCCTATGGTAGCATCTATTTCATTGGAGGTGGAACCATTTGACTTGCTTGTTTAATTACTTTCTTTAACTCATCTATTTCTTTCTATAAAGCATCTATCTTCGACTCCTCTTTATTATCTTCTTCAGTACCAAGTTTATCTAGCAATGTTTGACATTTTCTCATCTCTTCATCACACTTGGCAATTGATTCTTTTTGAGCTTTGTATGAATTATACTGATTTCTAATAATACTAACTATTTCAGATTTATCTGTAGAAATAGTAAGACCTATACTAGTATCAGTTATTACTGATCTATCTTCAGGTATAGTAAACTTCTTAGATTCTCCATTACATTGTATTACTATATCTATTACTTTCTTACGAGGTTGATTAGGCATTGGGAACTACCCTTGTGGTAGTGGTTCATCGTATATCTTAGATGCCGATATAACTCTACCTATATTATACTCGGTATTCTTTTTAAACGTCCCTACAACTTCTATAATGTAGACGTTATCACCAGGTTTTAATTGATTGAATAGCATATTGTTAAGATTAAAAGGGCTCAATTAAGAGCCCTTAGTTATTTATTAAGCTGCAGGAGCTGCAGGAGTAACAATGTGATTTACTATTTGGAAGATTCCGTTATTCTTATTGTAGTATACAAAGTATCTGTTGCCATTTGATACTTCTTCAGTAGGCATCTAATCACCAGAACCATTAATCAATGGTTTAGCTCCACTAGATGTATTACTAGAAGTAGTCGAACTACTAGACCTAGTAGGATCAATACTAACTAATGCACCAGCAGGTATAGTAGACGATGGTACGTGTGTTACATTTAGTAAGAAGATACCTTCACATGGCAATTGCCTCCATACTTTAGGACATATACCATATGTTACACTGCTATTTTCTACATCAGATGTAACATAGATAGTTCTAATTACTGGTATACCAAAATTATCTACAGTTCTTACTCTATTATTAAACATGTAAGGATTGAAAAGTAATTCCATACTGACTGGCTAATGTAGTGGTTTCCTCTATAGACCAATGCGGTCCACGAGTACCATCCTCATTTTCCATCTTCATTACAGCTTTACGAGCGTGCTCCTCATTGAAGTGTGGACCATGTTCTTTCTCATAAGCTTTAATATGAAATATTCTATGCATATTATTATTGATTAATATTGTTTTGAATATGTTATTTGTCGGGAATTTCTATTACCCGTGTATCCGTTACTTTGATCAACGGATTGCTATTTACTATCTGGTAATTTTTGATATGTATTTTCTTAAAGTCAAAGTGAAAGAATCTAACTAGCCAGTTCTTATAAGTATTCTTATATTCTTTGTTCTCTGTTACGAATATTGTCTACTAGTTTTTTATATCTATTTTGGCTGTTAGGATTGAATCCTTTCTACTAACTATGATAGTTGTTAAGTCATTGAGTTTTAACTCTTTATCGAAGTCTATTAACTTCTCTTTAATTACTGTTTTCACAGAATCCTTAATCTCAGTATTGATTACACTTACATTGGTTAGATTCTTATCTTTGACTTTATTTTCTTTCTTAACCTAGTTTATATATTGTACCAGGCTATCCTTACTATAATTAAGTTCATTAATAGTAAGTTGTAATACTCTATTGTGTGCTTCTTTATCTGTAGCTATACTTTCGTAAGCCTTTATATTGTTAGTTATTCTATCTATTTCCTTATTTTTCTTACTTAACTAATTGTTCTAAAACAAAATAGTCGCAATAAGTAAACTAACGAAACCTACTGCGACTATTCTGATATTATTACTGAACCAATTAATTATCTTTACTATTATTGGTATCATCTGATAGTTCTTCATCTAATTCGACATCTAAAATCTGTTCCCCTTTCTTCTTTACTACTCTCTTAAGTATATTCCATATCTTCCATTTAGGATGTAACTTACCTAAGTGTTCTAGTAAAGAAAAGAACTCAACGAGAGCGATAGCACCAGCTATAAACTCGATAGCATGTAAATCGATAGAAGTTACAATAAACTTCTCAATAGTAAATGCTCCACAAATAGCTACTATAGCATCTCTGAGTTTGTAGAATATCTTTGACGTTAATCTCTTAGAACGAGCAAAAAATTCGTCATCTTTGAACTTCTTATTTACCTTACACTCATATACAGTGTTGACTACTATGACACCTGCTAGAGCCATTATAGGAACATATACCGGTGAATATAGCGAAATTAATCCACCTATAGCAGCGGAAAGAAACTTCTCTGCACTACTAAACATGTTCTTAAATATCGGCATTGTGTATTCTCCTAACTGATAATAATTCATAGATAGTAACTGATAAGTGTAACCAAAAAAGTCCTTGTTGATTTGAAAAAGGGGATAAAATCAGCAAGGACTCTGAAAATTGTTCGAGATTATAATTATATAACGTGTAGGGTATTATTATGTTCCTATTGCTGAATAGCTACTAGTAACATCTAATAGCGCTTCTTACTTACTATAATGAGGCTATTTTATTCTCTAATAGAGTAACTCTGTCTTCTAATTGCTTAACATATTTAGATACAGATAAAGCACATACAGTTCCTAATACTCCATAGTTTAAAGATAGATATTCGTCATTATCTTTAGTAACAACTTGAGGTAATTTATCAAGCCAGTAATGAGCATTAGTACCTACTTTTACTATTTCTTTTTCATCATCTATAAGAGTATAGTCAAATAGATCAGCATAAGCCATATCATCTAGACTCACAGTATGAGAGTTTAATACTTTCTTTTTACGAATATCTGATGTCTCCCTGAAACCATCCTTTGCATAAATAACTCCATGTACATGAAGCGTATATTTTGGTGATGTAGTACATATGCCGACCTTGCCTCCACCTATACAGCAAATTAAGTTATTAGATGAAGCATGCTGTAAGTGCAGAGAATCTACGTAATTATTTATCTCATTACTTCTTCCGCTATCATTTCCGTTGTTATCGGTCTCAATGCAGATATTAAGAAACTTAGCCCCTCCTGTTACATTGTTTGTGCCGTCAAAAGGCTTACTGAAGATTGTGCGAGGGGTTACAAGCCTAGTTGCCGAAGCTACATTGTCTCCAAGTGTAGCGAGAGTCCCACTCTAGGTAGGTAGGTGTAATGTATTTTGATAATCTCCTTGCGACATTATTCTGCAAGAAAAGTCACTACTCATACCTTGCTCTTCATGGAAATCTATATACTTTCCTATTTCTAATACGCCGTCTCCTCCGATGTAACATATTGAATTCCATTGTCCTTGATGCAAATGTTTGCCATCTAATAAATCCGCATCCAGCCCTGAACCTGAACCGTCGTTGCCGGCATGCCAAACTTTATAATTATTAGACCCTAAAAGAATATTTACGTCTCCGCTTACCCAGTCTTGATTAATATCGGTTTTAGCTATTCTTAGATTACCGTCTCCGTCTGTGAAGTTAATTCCAATTCTATTGGAACCTGTGTTGTTAAAACTGATAGCAGACTTGGTTCTTGGAATAGATATAAGGTCAATGCCAGAATCTGCGTTAAATAACAATTTTCCTGTCATCGTATCCCCTGCCTTGTTGACGTAACGGTTATCCAGTTCGCCTGTGTAATTGCCTGAATTTAGTATGAGATTACCATCGGTATACCAATTATTTCCCAAATACCCTATGTATGATAAATCCTAAGAATTCTAGTCTTGCACTTTTATCATGCAGTAATTATCTGCATCTAGCGATTGTAATATAAGCTTAACATCTAATGCAGTTGATATAGTTGTAGTTGATTTAAAAGTCTTAATTCCGTATATCTCCTAAGCAGTGTCAATTGTTACCGCATCAGTAATTCCATAGCCGCTTAGAGTATTTGGTTTATCCCATATCTTATCCCACGATGTGGTAATTATTTTGTCCCCTATAAATATACCTGTATCCATTTTATTGATCAGTTGTGTGTGCTATTTACCCCCCCCCCTCTAAGCAATAGCTTTATTAATTTAAATGTATTTCAAAGATTATTTTTTATGCAGCAGAAGTTATATAAGCAACTGTGGTTTCTTCAAAACTGCTATCTATTTCAAATAAATAAGATTGTTCTGTTGTAGAAGTGCCAGAATTTGTAGATCCAGATGATGAAAAGAATATCTATGAGAAGTTGTAGTTACTATGTTCAGAAGTATTAGGATTTATATCACATAGAAAATATGAACCTTTAGATCTATCTACCCATAATGCAAAAGTAGAATTAGGAAGTAATGTTATCTCATGTTCATATGTACTATCTTCTGTTAGCGCTATAATAATAGTATCATTAGTAAGATTTATTACTATACCGTTGGATCCTGGGAAACCTTCTCCTACTTTCTTTACCACATTACCCCCCCCATTATGAGGTTAGTACCTAAGTAAGCTTTATTAACACTATTAGTGCCTTGTTTTATTCCATTCATATTATCCTATAATTAAATAAAGAGTATTAGATGATTTGGATGACGCATCATATTGTGCCTAAGTACAAGATACTATATGAAAGCCATCTACTGTATCAGCATTATAACTAGTAGATCCTGCAGGTCCTTGTGGCCCCTGATCTCCTTTGTCACCTTTTGGCCCTTGTGGACCTTGTGATCCGGTTGCTCCTGTATCGCCTTTAGGGCCCTATGCTCCAGTGTCTCCCTTGTCTCCCTTATCTCCTTTTAAATTAGCAGAAGATGTACCTGAAGCAGATGTAACAGTAAGAGTAGTACCATTCCATGAATGTGTACAAGATACTCCATCTGTACCTCTATCACCCTTATCACCTTTACTTCCAGTATCTCCCTTATCTCCTTGAATTCCTTGTGCACCTTGTACTCCTTTAAGATTCTTAAAGTTAAAAGTAAACGTTCTAGCTTGTGCAGTCCCCCCCATAGTTACAGTAACTGCTGGAGTACCTACATTAGAATCTATAGTAGCTGTTACATCTGTAATAGAAGCACTTGCCCCATCAGTACCACGTTCCCCCTAAGGACCTTGTGGACCTTCTTGACTAGAAATCAAAGAACTACCTACGAATAAACCTGCATCTGCATTCTATGCTAACGTTGTCATAATTAATTAAATTTATACAGTTGGAACTTCAGGTGTTTCAAGTGCTGTTACTCTATCAGTCAAAGCATTAATTAAATTCATTAACTGTTTACCTTGAGCTGCAGATAGAGCCTCTACTATAGAGTCAGAAGTAAGAGTATTATTTACAGTTACCTTAGCAGCATTTACAATATCTGTAGTTTCTTGTTTAGTGTATATTGCCTCACTATCTGCTTTAGTAGCTAATGTAGTTGCTAAGTTCTACTCAGCTTGTGTAGCTCTACTAATCTCAGCATTAAGGTTACTCTTGATCTGATTAATCTATTCAGTCTAATCAGTATTGTCACTATTGTTAATAGGTATCCACATGCCATTAGTATTACTCTTTATGACATTACCTGAACTATCTGCAGATAAATCAATCCAATATGCTACTTCAGTTGGATTAGGAGCATACTTAGATGCTACAAAATTAATATTTTCTTGTCTTATCATAATTTTTAATTATAAAGCTAATACTTGTTTACGTAATCTCCCTTCTCTATATGATACATGAATCCAAGAGAAATCAGATTCATTAATTAACTGATCAAATGGAAGATTATCTTTAATATACTCAAATAACTTCTTGTTCTCTTCTTTACTGCCTGCTGTAATATCTGCGGCTTCTCCTAAACAATGCTAAGATGTTTTAGAACCTCCTATGGCTTCATTTAAGGCCTCACAGCGATATCCTGAGTTAACTCTAATAGGTTTACCATACCATTCCCTTAAAAGGTCTAAAACAGCCTCTATTAGCTTCTACAGCTTAGCCTCAATATCCTTAGAAGGAGTATTGTCTATACCTTTAGCTGTTGCAGTAGAAGACTCGGTCATCTCTTCAATTGTAAAGTGTTTCATTCTTTTTGTTGTTTTCTATTATTATTAGATAAATCGTCCATCATATTACCTAATAAATCCGCAGCTAAGTTCATACCGAATTGTTTAGAGTCATTATCAATCTCACTGACTTTAACATTAATCTAGAGTAATAACACATATATCTACTCTAGTAATTCTCTATCTGACATATGAACTAAGTACGGATTCATCTTTATTTAAAAGTATAATTGTAATTATATTATTGTGCAGAGATAATTATCATAACACCATCATCACTATCTAGATCTACTGGAATAGGATTACCCGCTATCATATAAGTCATAGGAAGTATCACTGTATCAGAGAAAATATGTATATAAACATTTTCTGTAGTTACCATATTTAAAAAATGGTTTCTACTAGTATTTATAAACCATACTGAATTAGCATCAACAGTTTCTTCAAGGACGTCATCCAAAATAAAATTTACAGGATGATTATTAGTGTTAATATAAAGTATAATACTGTTATTATCCATAACGTTTTCCAGTCTATCTTTAGGGAACGTCAACCCCCCCCCCAGTTGCTAGCTACCAAGGAATATTTTACCTATGTTCTGTGAACCTAATTTAACTTCTCCCATAATTTTACCATTGTATTATATATTCATATATAACGCCGTCAAATATAAACTGATAAGTAGCAGATGTACCTGGATTAATATTACTAAGGCTACTTAAATATTTAGGATTTGCCATTCCAGCTACAATACAATAATTTCCTTCATTTCTAATATAGCCATATCCAACATTCACCGTCTGATATAGATCACAATCAACCGTCTAATCAAATGCATTAAACTTAAATCTATACTTAAATGAGTTTACATGCTATGAGAAATAAGGGTATGTCTTATTAGTATTTACTATAGTCTAACCTAATATAATATAATCAGTATTTTGACTTCCTTTATACCCAGTACTTACTTTAGATGTACCTACATTAATACCATTCATAATACTTATACTTATTTAGTTACTGCATACATTGTACTAGCGTCCTTAGGATCTAGTGCTGCATAATCTGTAGCAGATATTTTAGTTGCGGTAGTGAGATTATTGGATTTTATTAGAGAATTAACTTTAACGTATCCTCCAGTACCATCTACATTTATATAAAACGAATGTACATTTACAGCAAAATTCTCTGCAGGTAAGCTTATTGTAAACATTAATAAGTACATATTTGCAGAAGAGCTATCGTGATATGCAACTACATTACTTAATTGAAAATATGTACCAAGTGTATCTTCTGGTAAAGTTATATGATATTGAGAGTGATTTTGTATAATGTCCATTACTACGTTCTTGTAATTATTAAAACTTCCGAACATACTATTAACAAAATCCATAGCCTAAGCATCAGTAATCTCAATATTACCATCAACAGGAACCAATCCACTAATAGCTTTAGAGGTCTAACCCATTATTCTCTTAGTAACAGTTATATCTCTAGTAGAGCCATTAATGTGTATATATACCCATAGAGGATAAGCAGAATCTTGATCTATTACAAAGTTGAGACTAATCTCATTATCTATAGTATAGGCGGCTACGGGAATTCGTGATCCAGTAGTAGATAGATCTGCCATACCTACGTAAGTCATAATGACTTTCTTCTTAGTAATGGCGTTCTACAATGCAGTGTATTCTTCTTGACTTATCTTACCCTGTGATATACCTGGTTCAAAGTAATATACTTCAAGATCTTTATTAGTTTGATACAGAAATGAATTTACTGTAGCACTAGCTGTCTCATTTTCATAACGTATAACCATATCGTATACAGCAGTGCCTAACTGATACATGACTTCTATAGTTATTTTAGATGTACTTTCTACATAAGTACAAGTATGGTATATAACGAAAGCAGATGTAGACGAACTCTAATTGCTATCAGCAATAGCTAGCGGTTTGTTACTAGAAGCAATCTTAATCATCAATGCTTTAAATGACTCAAGTCCACCAAACACTTCTAATATTTCTTCAGAAGAACTATGCTCGCTAATAGTAATAATCATTGATGGTAATAATATAAGATCATTTATCTCAGACCAAGTTGCATTCTATCTACCATACAACTTACCATCTTCAGGAGCTTCTACGATACCGCCTCCAGTACCTCCACCACCAATCTCTACCCAATTACTTGTTTTAGTATAATCGGTAGAGGTAAGCTGATACAGCTTACCTGGTCTATCCTCACATGTAACATTCTTTCCTTTATATACCCATACACTACCTTCTTCATCAGTCCAAGTCTCAGCTTTGGTTAGATCCGCATAGGTAGGAACTATACTACCTGCTTCAAGTGGTGCATCTTTCTTTACTTCTAAGTTACCACTAAAATTAAATGTTCCTTTATTTCTCATAATTATGCAAATGTAATTTTAAATGATGAAGATCCATTAATACCATCATTACGTGTATATGTTTTATATTCTACTTGACTTCCTTGTACTTCTATATTCTCTGTAGTCACTGTGAAACGATCTATACTATAATCTTCGTACTTATCATTTAATGTATTTAACAGAGTTATAGAACTTACTGTGAATTTAGAAGGTAATTTGAAAGCATGTTTATTATCTGCTGTTTCAGCTACATAAGTAATATCCAATAACTTACTAGTAGATAATGGCAATTTAGCAAATGTAGTAATATTGTCCTTATTAGTAAAGTAAGGATATACGCCTGTAACAGTTAAAGTCTTAGTATTACCAGGAACAATACTGCTAAATGTAGCACTCTCTTTAGCTACAGTCTTATGTTCATCACTAGTCTTACCAAGATTAGAACAAGCATAATATACAGGCATAGATGCAAATGTAGCAGTTGCTTTTGGTCCTTTAATATCTACCTTCACTGTATTACTTCCTTCAATTGCATTAAATACTTTACTTTCTAAAGTAACAGCAGAATAATCTGTATTAGGAGTAGCACTTTCTGATTCTCCATTTACTAATCTAGCCATAGTATAATTTTCTTCTAACAGATTTACACTAGAACCATTTATAGTAATAGTATTATTATCTGAGTCTTTACTGTTATCATTAGCAGCACTATAACCATAAGTAAATCCAGAATACTTTCTAGGAGTACTAGATGCTACAGCTGCAGATAATGTGGTATCACTAATAGTAATAGGAGTACCTACTTCTACTAATCCAGTAGAACTCAATGTGAATGAAGGAACTGAAATAGTAGCGTTAGGTGCACCTTCTGTAAATGTAAGACTACTAGGCCATAATTCCTTAGTAAATAATGTCATAAATAAATCCTATAGATTAGTATCAGAACTAATACTAGTAATACCAGCACTGTTAAGTAAACTAGCTAAAGGGCCACCAGCTACAGGTATCTCATTAGTAGTCTTTACGGCTTCGGTATTTACTTCAGTTTCTACTGTTATATAAGTTCCATTATCTGCTAAGAATTTAGTACCATCACCATTAGTAAGTATCTTATTAAGTTTAATACTTTCTTGACTAGTAATGATACCAGCTGACGTTGAGCTAGCTTTTGGCAATGTTACATTCTTCTCACTAGTAATAATACCATTAGCTAAACCAACAGTCATTATAGCGTCATCAGCAGTACTATCAGCAAAGTCAATATCCGTAATAGCAGAGTTAGTCTTCTTATCTAATTCAGCCTGTACTGCAGTAGAAACAGGTTTATTGATATCTGACGTATTATCAACATTACCTAATCCAACTTGGAGTTTATTTACTTCATGTGGGTTATTTTTATCTGCAATGTGATTAGCTACATCTTTTTCAATATCACTAATATTCTGTTTCAATTCTGCTTTTGTAGAATCAACTAGAGCCTGTTGTGCTACAGAAACTGGTTTATTTATATCAGCTGTATTGTCAACGTTGCTAAGTCCTACCTGTTCCTTAGTTACTTGATGAGGATTATTGAAGTCTGATATATGATTATCTATCTTAGTATCAAGCTCCTTCTTAGTATCATCTACTAACTTCTGAGTTGCTGTAGAAACTGGTTTGTCGATATCAGCTGTATTTTCTACATTGCCTAATCCTATTTGTTCCTTAGTAACCTCATGAGGATTATTTTTATCAGCTTTATGATCTGAAATTTCCTTTCCAAGATTATCTAATGCTTCTTGTGTTGCAGTAGAAATAGGTTTATCAGCATCACTAGTATTGTCTACATTACCTAAACCTACTTGTTCAGCAGTAACCTTATGAGGATTTTCAAAGTTAGATACATGAGCATTAACTTTATCAGTAGTGGCCTTACCTTTATCACCTGGATAAGCTGTTCCTGCAACTTCTCCAAGATGTATAGGATTACCAATTTCTACTAATTCAGCACCATCCCAACGATAAATAATGTTTGTTTCTCTGTTTGAGTAAATTACACCTTTATCTGGAGTAACACCTTCATTTAACTCTGTTTCAGAGATTGCTGTATATATTTTCTTTTCATCTTCTACGTAATAAGAAGTACCTACTACTAATCTAGAAGATGGAATATCTGTTTTTGTTGATACGAAATGATCTATTCCAAATACTTCATCAACTTGTCCTGGAAGCTGTTCAATAGGAATTTTACCATTCTCATTAAGAGTGGCAACACCTTCAGGAGCACCCATTTCGGTTCTCTTAACTTGAGCATCATCAGTAACATTTCCAAGACCTACCTGTTCCTTAGTAACTTTATGAGGATTTTCAGTATTAGAAATGTGAGAATTTACAATACCCTCAAGTTCAGTAGTATTTGAAATTTCTACATATTCAAATTTATTCCAACGATAAATCTTTTCAGTTCCAGATATAGTATCTATATAAATAACACCAATTCTAGGTTCATAAGTACTGCCTTCTTCATCCTTAAATTCTGTTTCACTTACATATTTACCAACTAGAACATTAATTGTTTTATCTGGAATTTGTGAGTCAGTTAATTTTCCTTCCCCATCAAGAGTTGCAAGACCACTAGGAACACCAATTGAATTATCAATTGTAGTGATACGATTATCCAATTTATCCAGTTCGTCTTGAGTTGCCTTAGAAACAGGTTTATCATAGTCAGCCGTATTATCTACATTACCTAAGCCAATTTGTTCTGCTGTAACACTATGAGGATTTTCTTTATTCTCGATGTGTTCTGTTACTTTAGTATTTACACTATCTAAAGCTTCTTGAACAGCAGTAGATATAGGCTTATCTATATCGGCTGTATTATCTACATTTCCAAGTCCAACCTGATCTTTGGTTACTTTATGAGGATTATTGAAATCTTTAATGTGAT